TTAAATTTTCCCTCCGTGGGCGGAAAGGGGCGTTTTCCAAGGGAGTCGGTCCCGGATTCTTGACTCCCCCCGGGTCAGCTCTTTCAACGGAACGCTCTTTCAGCTCAGCAGCGCTCTTGATCCGATGACATTCAAAGCAGAGTCCTTGGAAGTTTGATCGCTCATTCGTTCCGCCTTGATGCAGAGGGATCACATGATCGAGCTCATCCCACTGACGGATCACTCCACTCCTCTGACAATGAACACAGAGGGGAGCTTCACGCATGACTCGGTCGCGCATGTCCTGAAGCGGACGTCCACGCAGACGCTGAACTGAATGTGAGTGCTCAACGATGTCTGGGGCAAGACGTCGCTGTGGAGTATTGTTCAGGAGCAGTTGAGTGACGCGAGGGACAAAGCGAGGCAGACGTTTTGATGTTAGCGTCGGTGCTGGCCTTCTGCCTCGCATCTACTTCAGTCCTGACGTCATGACACTGAATGGAGCTGACTCGCGCGGGGATATATAAGGTGTGAAGCGCAATACCCTAGGAATACCCCGAACGCGCTGCCAGCCCCAAATACCCCGATGCGCGCATTGTATGGCCTAGGCAGCAATTCCGCCACCCGAGGCCGGCAATGGCCCGTTGAGGGTATGGAGGGTATTTTCGCTGATTGAGGCTTCTTTGACGTCTAGGCAAATATCAGTGAATACCCTCATACCCTCATACCCTCTTACTTTTACATTTATAACGCGAGCGCTCGTAACGCGCCCACGATCACACCGGCGCGCTCGTACAATAGTTGAATCTATATATAGCTAAGTACGGAAGGGGTTGATAAGGGGGCCGCAGTATTCCGCGAGTTGCACAGTCAAAGCGTTGATGGCATAATGTTTGCCGTTGGGTTAGGTGCGGCCAGTGGTGGTCGCAGCAGTGCATGGCTAGTGTGTTCAGTGTCTGCGTCGATGAGTCAGTGATGTGTTGATGGTTCAGTGATGGTTCAGTGATGCCGCAGCGATGCGGCATTGACGTCAGTGGACTCGGCTCGGTGAAGGCTTCAGTGAAATAGCCTCCATCAGGAACACGTCGGGCAGTCGCATCACGCGTCACGGCCACCTACCGTGCCTCGCTACTGCGTTCTACTCGGCTCGCGCCCAGACCCAACATCTGGCCCGACGTGTTCCTGATGGAGGTTTGATGTCATTCGCAAAGAACAACAGCCGCGACGGTAGCGGCGGGTCCTCGAAGTCAAAGCGGAACCCGGAACCCTCCACACGGGGTTCACAGGGGAACAAGAAGCTCCGTACCGAGAGGACCTCTAAATCCAACGGTCACGATCATGAGGAAGCGGAACCCTCCGGTTCCCTGCTTTCCGTTACCCTAGCTGATTTGAAAAGATCCGGCCTCGACAAGAAAGACTTCAAGGCCCTGAAGATCGAGCCTTTGACACCTGATCAGGTGGACAAGGAGTTCAAGACTCAACGTTCGGGGTACAGGATCCCGTACTTTGACTTGAAAGGGAACCTGATTCAATACTCCCGTGTCCGTCTACTAAAGGTGAGCCGGAAGGGCGGGTTCAACAAGAAGAGCGCGAGCAACAAATACACTCAACCGGAAAACTCCGTACCCCATCTGTATCTGCCACCCTTCAGGGACTGGGCGAAGATCGCAAAGGATCCTTCAGCCAAGATCCTGATCACCGAGGGTGAGAAGAAAGCGGCGCTGGCCTGCAAGAAGGGATTGAACTGCATAGCCCTCGGTGGCGTGTACGGATACAAGGCGAAGAAGCGACTGTGGGACGTCATACCTGAACTGACGCAGATTGAGTGGGCAGGCCGTGAAGTAGAAATCTGCTATGACACTGACGTCGCTCGGAAGAGTGAGGTGAGGGATGCCATGTATGGGTTAGCGAGCGTGCTGACCCATGAGTTCGCTCCGGCTGAAATATCATTCGTTCATCTGACCAGTGAGAACGCCGGCGACAAGGCTGGGCTCGATGACTACCTATTGGCCCATGGGAAGGGAGCCTTCCAGGAGCTTGATCGGGAGTCATTCCGTCCAACAGCCATGCTCCATCAGTTGAACGAGAAGATTTGCTTCGTGAACAAGATCGGGAAATTCTATTCAGTGGAGCATGACACTGAGTATAGCGGGTTCTGGCAGTTGAAGGATGCCTATGCCACCGCCGGCGTGATGACGGGCTCCGATGGCAAGCCGGTCCTTGCCGTGGAGCACTGGTACAGGTGGCCGTCCCGTCGCCAAGTGAGATCACTGGCCTACTTGCCGGGAGCACCCTCGATCACGGATGAAGGTGACTTGAATACATGGAAGCCGAGCGAGCTTCAACCAAAGAAGGGAAATCCCAAGCTGTGGTTGAAGCTCGTTGAGCATGTGATCGGCGGAGGGAAGGACGATGAAGGGAACATTCGCCATCCGGACTATGTCAAATGGTTCCTGCAGTGGCTGGCGTATCCATTGCAGCACCCGGGCACGAAGCTATTGCAGGCATGCTTCATCTACAGCGCCATGCACGGCACTGGCAAGACTATTCTAGTTGATCCGCTGTTCAAGTTCATATACGGGCACACGAACTTCAAGAAGTTCAAGTCCGGCAACATTGGCGGCAAGTTCAACTCATTCGATGGCAACACTCAGTTCGCGGCGTTCGACGAAGTCTATCTGTCGTCGATCAGGGATAGAAGGGAGCTGATGGGTGAGTTGAAAGACGTGGTGACTCGCAATACAGTCACAGTCAACCGGAAATTTAGATCGGAGATCGTGCTCGACGACTTCTGCAACTACTACTTGACCAGCAACTACGCCGATGCGCTGCCATTGGAACCGAATGACCGTCGGTTCTTTGTCATTGAAGCTCCATCAAAGCTTCCCATGGAGTTCTTCAGAGAGCTCGATGAGTACATAAAGAAGGGCGATGGGCCAGCCGAGATACTCCATTATCTGCTGAACGACGTCGACTGCTCCGACTTCGACCCGAACGGCGACGCTCTTTGGACAGTGTACAAGACCGAAGTGATCGGGCTGGCCAAGTCGCAGTTCGAGGAGTTCATCGATCGCCTCAAGTCCGATCCGATGAGCCTGCTGACCGCCAAGTCCGGAGTGAGCACGTCGCTTGAGTTGATGCGAGCGGAGGATGTCCACCGTCTGTTCCTGCATCATCATTCGGAAGGGCGGTGGGCCTTCATCACCGAGAAGAAGATATCCCATGCCTTGGAGAAGGCCGGCTTCCCATTCAAGAAGGCGCAGATCAAGGCGGGCAGCCCCAAGTATTCATTGTTCGCTGTCATCGACCCAGACAAGTGGGCTGATCGCAGGAAGGTTGAGTGGGCGCGTCACTATAAGGAGAACAAGGCATGAAGCGCTACATACTCCATCCTGGATACGTCGAAAGCAAGAATGACGGGCAGCGTCATTTCATAGGTGCTGCAGAGTTGTCGCGTCTATACGGAGTTGATATGCGCAACTGCGTCATAGACGACGAGAGCGGACTAGGCATGCGTGGTGTCAGGCCTGCGCCTACTGACGTTCACCTATATCCCAGCTATCACGGTGACTACACTCTTAGGGAGCACGGGAAGTGAAACACTTGAGGACAGTAGTGACCGACGATGACGGCATCGAAACGTTGATGGTAAGGGTTACTGCAAGAGCGCCGGATGGACGCAAGGCAGCAAGCGCTGCGTCTATACCAGCAGATTCATCGAGGGCTAGGATTGCCGGTACGCTACGGAGTCTTAGGCACCATGTTCGTGTGCTCATAGCGGAAAACAGTAGAGACGGATCAAGGCTCCGTTTCAAAGGATAGTAATCATGCAGCAGCTAAAGAGAGTCAGAGAGATCATTGCTGAATGGCGGAAAGGATGCAGCGTCACCATTGAAGGTGCAATCGGTGGCGTGCCACTTCATCCGAGCGACTGTACTGAGTGCTCAAGGACGGCACTTGAGGCCATTGAGAAGGTCGTGGCGTTCAAACGCGATCGCGGCAAGGGTCGGATAACGTGGGCCATGCAGCAGCGGCAGGAATTCATCATGAAGCATGTCACCGAGCACGGTACGATCAATCGTGCAGACATCATGGCGGCGTTCCAGACGTCCCTGCAGTTGAGCACTTCGGACATCAGACGATTCATGGCGGATAATCCCGGGCTGCTAAAGTACAGCCACCGCAAGCTGCGCTATGAATTGCGACGCGCCGGCGTTGACGATCTTCAGGAAGAGTGACAAGGAATAAACATGAGAATCATATTCCTTCAGCGTCAGCCGAACGACGATTTGCACCTGATTGAGATCGGGTGGGGCAAGTACTGGGAGTCGCGGACCAAGGCCGGTAAGATACAGCGTCATTACGACAGATGCGTCTACCTGTCGTGGATGAACAAGCTCGCAGGGCGTGGTAGCTATACTCACGAGAATGAGTTCGGCTGGCAGATCAAGATTCGTCGTCTGCTGATTGACAGGAAGTATCCGTACCGAACGATCGGTGACGGAGGTGACGTGTGACTGTTGAAAAGACACCGAAGGCCATGCCTCCTGACGAGCTGGCAGTGATACGTGACGTATACCGTGACACCTACCCGGTGCGCCCGCTGATCAATCATATCGACGCCGTCAGTGATGACACAGCTCGTCTTGAGTACGTGATGAAATACCCGGCACGACGTTGGGCCTACAACAGCAGAGAAGCTATCGACGAGATGATGAGGAACTACCCATGACCAATCGTATCAGAGTGATCTCAGGGCCGGAAGGCTCCGCACAGGGCACCAAGGTCCTCATGCCCGATGGATCCGAAATGCCCGGAGTGTTCGGGCTTGAACTGACGGCCAGCGTCTGCGGGTCATGGCGTGCCAAGATCTACTGTCACTGCGAGGTCGACATTGAAGTCGTCGGTGAGCAGAACTTGGACGTTCGCCTTGAGCCCGATGGCTTCAAGCCGGTGGTCAAGGATGACGTCACTGTTGCAAAGGTGAGATGCCGCTGCAACTCCAACGTGTTCAAGCCGCTGAACCGAAGTGATTTCCCGGGATGGTATCGCTGCGTCGCGTGTGACTCAGCATATAGCCCGCAGTACGTTAACGAGGGATTGATCGACGTAACCAACATGAGCGATGAAGCACGGACGTTCAAGGAGGCGCCGAAGTCATGAGAACGACACATACCTATGCGGTGATGGAACTGTCACCACAAGCCTACTATGAAGTCGGCGCGAAGTTGCATGAGGCCGGTTACGAGCATGCCGTTGACAAGGACACCGGCATCTTCGACATGCACGGCATCGGTATCGGCAAGGCGGCACAGAGCCCTGAATGCCACGGACTCGATACTGACAACGCCGTGTTCTTCTATGAGCAGGAGTTCTATGTCCTGTCCAACTTCAGCGCGTTCGCATTGGAGTGGCACGGCCAACTCTATCCGACTGTCGAGCATGCTTACCATGCCGAGAAGTTCCGAGGGACGTCGCAGACGATACGCGACCTGATCACTGTCGCCCGCTCAGCGCACGACGCGTTCCAACTGGCGCAGCACTACAAGGAACAGCGGCGCAAGGAATGGGACCGAGTGAAGGTCGGGATCATGGGGCAGATGATCATGGCCAAGGCCGATCAACATGAGTACGTCACTCGCAAGCTGATGGAGACCGGTGAGCGAGTGTTGATCGAGAACTCGTGGCGTGACGACTTCTGGGGTTGGGGCGAGAAGCGCAACGGAAGGAACGTGCTCGGTGGTCTGTGGATGGAAGTGCGCGCCGCGCTGAGGTCACGATGAGCCTGCTTTCTAACTGGACCTGCAAGTGCGGACGGCGAAACATCCAAGTCACTGTCTGCGGCGAGTGTGGAAGGACGGCGCCGATGCAGGGATTCCGTAGAATCGGCGATCACCCGAACGTGCCAATCCTCATGCAGCATGATCACACGAAGCCGCCGCTCGGATTCGTCACGAGCAACGCCAACGGAAGAATCGTGGTGACCTTTCAAGAAGGCGTCAGCAGAGATGATCTGTGCGCCATACTTGGCAATCCTGGTTTCATGCCGTCGATCTATGACGGTGACAAGATCAAGCAGGCCGAGATCATGGAATTCTCGTTTCAGCCAGAAGGGCTCTACCAGACGCCTGAGATGCGATGGAAGCCGATTGAGACTGCGCCGAAGGATGGCGATGAGGTGATCGTCGGTAGAAACATGGCTACCGTGTGGGTTACATGGAGCGCGTGGTATCGCACGCTTGAAGAAGCCATGCAGATGGATGACCGCAACCCGGCAGACGTCGGCTGGTGGTATTACGAGAACTCGTTCACTCAGATTCAACTTGAAGGCAACAGGGAGCCGACGCACTGGCTCTGCAAGACAGGGAGACCGGGGCTGTGAAAGATCCAATAATCAAGATATCACCGGAGCAGCTGAAGCGAGCTGAAGCCGAGTATCAGCAATACCAGAGCGACGTCGGCAAGCTCGCAAAGCTGAATGCCGAAGCTCCCAATCCAAAGATCCGCGCTGTAGTGCGCGCCATCATTTCAACGAGCAAGTACCAGAATCTATGAAGCCAGCAAACAACGCACCGATCTATGCGTGCGTCTACGCCGACATGGCCGAGATCGTTCGAAAGCACGGGTATGCGCTGACGGTGCATGGATCACTAGCGCGTGACTTCGATTGCATCTGCATCCCGTGGGTCGAAGAAGCCGCTGCGCCACAGACAGTGGTCGACGAGTTGCTGAAGGAGTTCGCCATCAAGGTCGTGGAACCGACCGAGATGAAGCCGCATGGCCGGCTTGTATATACGCTGGCCTTCAAGTTCGGCGACGTGTTCGTGGACCTCGGGTTCATGGCGCGCAAGGAGACGATGAGCGAGGACGCCAAGGAGCTGCAGCATCAGCTGGCCACGGCCAACGAGTTCATCGCCGTGCTGAACCAGAGGTTGTCACAGACACAGACCAGACTTGAACACTCCGACGTGGAGCTGGCGCAGGCTCGTGTGTCGCGTGACTCGGCGCGAGAGAAGCTGGCCACGCTGCATGATCAGCTACAGAGCATGGGCATCGACCTGACTGTTGAATTGCCGACCGCCGAGCACAGGAGCGCCGAGTGAACATCGTCCAACAGATCAAGGAAGGCTTGAAAGAGCTGTTCCAATGGTGGATCACCATATCCCCATGGGAGCAAGGGCTACGTGTGAAGCTTGGTAAGCACGTCACGCTTCTGCAACCGGGTGTTCACTTGCGCATACCGTTGATCCACCAGACATTCGTGCAGCCAACCAGACTGAGGGCTCACTTTGTGGAAGGTCAGATCATCACGACTGCCGATGGCAAGCCAATCAGCATCGCCAGCTCAATGCGGTATGAGGTGCACGACATACTGAAGCTCTACACGAAGCTTCACAACGCGCACGACACGATCACGCAGAAAGCCCAAGGCGCCATCGCATCGTTCATGCGTGAAAGATCACTGTCGCAGATCACGGCAACTGAGCTCGAAAAGTTCGTGGCCGAGAGTCTGGCGCATGAGCTGGATAACTACGGACTGCAGCTCTACTCATTCAACGTGACAGACTTTGCTGTCTGTCGAACGTACCGCTTTCTGAACACCGGACTGGGGATGTACAGCGACTACAACAGTCGCATGGACACTCGTTCGGCCGATGGTGATACCAAGAGACTGTAAAGGAGATTGAACATGATTGACTGGATCAAGAACGCCGCTACCACGCCGTGGATCGCGCTGGTGCTCTACTGGATTCCGCTGGTGACCTGCGCCATCGGCTATCTGATGAGGACACATGCGAACTACCAGATCGACACCAAGAAGCGTGCGGAAGGCGAGGCACGCGCGGCCAACGGCGAGAACAACTTGTACAACCCCACTGATACAGTTGGCTCGTTGATCGGTCGCGCTATTGTCACTATCATGCCCGTAGGAAATCTACTGGCCGCGATCTTCGACGTCTCACCAAAGCTGTTCGCGGGTTTCTTCGGATGGCTCGAACGAGTGTTCAACCAGCCGTTGGTGCCAAAGAGGGAGAAAGAGCACGGCATCCGCTAGGGTAACGACAGTGTTTCAGGTACTTGACAAGAAACCGTATTCAGCAGAGGACTACATGGCCGACATTGACAATGAACGAGTATCGCAGATCATCCAAGCTCGCCTCGGCTTCACCTACTCAGCGCAGGCTGTCAAAGCATGGCCGCTGCAGACGTGCTCTCACGTTCGAGCCGCGCTCAAGAAAGCGGGGTTCAACGTTCATGCGACGCATTGGGCAACTAATGACCTCATCGAAGTATGCGCCGAAGACTCATCCGGTGATGACGTGACGCCGACGAGATACAGGGCCAGCGGTGAGACCGAGCTCGAAGCGTACTGCGCCTTGCTGCTCATGGTGAAGGAGTTCGCATGAGAATAGCAGAGTTCCAACGCACCGCCACCGGATGGGCGCTGCTGTGCTTTGGCAAGGTAGTGGTGGAGAGCAAGGAAGAGCGCGCAGATCGTGTGCTCGAAGAAACGCTCGAACTGATGCAGGCGGCTGGCGTGTCCAAAGAGCGGGTGCTGCAGCTTGTCGAGTACGTCTACAACCGACCGGTCGGTGAGTTGCCGCAAGAAGTCGGCGGCACGCTGGTAACACTTGCCGCGTTCTGTTCAGCGCATGGGCTCAAGATGGAGAACCTCGCCAGAGATGAGCTGGTGCGGTGCATGAGCAAGACGTCACAGATCAGAGCCAAGCATCTGCTGAAACAACAGGCTGGAGTCAGCATGGGTCTCGGTGCGCCTGAAACAGCGCAAGAGGGTATGAGGGTACAGCCTGAGGGCTGATACCTGGGAGATGAGCTGGCGGCCCGGTGCCTAGGCGGTTGCGCTGGCACCGGCTGGCAGGCCCAAAACCGCCCCAAACGGGCCGGGAGGCCGCCTAGGGGCGCTCCCAGCCGGTAGTGGCGTCCGCAACTGCTTGTTTTGCAACGGTTTTTGTTGTGCCCATTTTGTGCGCCAGTACCGTTGCAACAACCCCTGTTGCACACCTTATAATAAGGTGCCCGCCTAGCTAGCGGGTGGCCCGGGGCCTAGGCCCCAAACGTACCGGCGCAACGGGCAAGCGCCAGCCGAAGGGCGGTACAGGGGCAGCGTCAGGCGTTATGCGCCGGTTGCTAGAAACGGTTGAGCGGCAACGCCAGCCACCTGAACCCTAACCCTAGCACGGTACTCCGGCGCACCGGCCGGTCCGCTCCGAGCGGTATAAGCGAGTGGTCAGGCACCAAGAGGCCCATGAAGCATCTTGGTCAGCGGCGCAAGTACAGCGGCCCGCTTTGAAAATCCAAATGCCTACTCAGCATCAACGACGGTGCATTGCCAGTGTGGCGCTTGCCGGTTGTCTACACGCTTATGCGTGGCTCCGGTCGCAAGGCCCTCTCATCGCAGCAGCGCAATGCAGGACAGTACGGGTAACTAGTTTGTGTTTGGTACGGAAGCAACGGTAACGCTCGGTGAAAGAACAAAGCACCGAGCGTTCCTTTCAGCGGGTTGAAATTCAGCCTGTTGAACGGAACGCTCAATCAATGCCATCAACTCTCAAAGGAGACTCAACATGGTAACTAAGCATCAGGTACTTGAATCTCTGCGCGCAATGTTTGCCAAGGACGGCGAGCAAGAGCTGGTTTCGGACGAAGAGATCGTCCTGGCCATTGAGCTGGTTAATGAGGGCGCTGTTGAACTCGACAGCTTCAACCTCGAAGAGGGCGTCGATGCCGCGCTGTGCGCAGCAGCCGACAAGCTCGGTCTTGGTGACCTGTAGCATCTACGCCATCAACTCTCAAAGGAGACTCAACATGGAAATCAACGAACTGAATAAGCTTTTGCGCAAGCACCTCAAAGGCATGAAGTACGACGGCATCGGCTGGCGCGTTTCATACGTCGGTAACATCCTCACCGCTACGTGCAAAGAACACGACGTGCAGTTTGGCGAAGTGATCGCCGCGAAGGAATTCATCGTACAGGCCGTGCCTGAGAGCGTGCACAAGACGCAGGTGCACTTCAGCACCAACGAAACATACGGCGCTGTAATCAACTGGGTGAACGCATGACAATCGCCGAACTGAAGCAACGCTGGATCAAGCTGCAGGAAGACGAGGCGGAGGCCCGCGCTCGTGGCGACATCGAGAAGGCAGCTGAGCTCGACGCTGAAGCCGATGAACTCGGCGAGTACATCTACCGCAAGGAGCGCGGTGGTCGCTACGACCCAGAGGTCGGCGGCTGGGTTTATCCTGATTACAATCAACAGTAACATCCACGCCATCAACTGCTAAGGAGCACTTAACATGGCTTTCAAGTTTCCTAACAACGTAGAATCCTGCCCGGTCGGTCGCTTGCACATGGCTCAGGTCCGCATCATGGCGGACTGGCTGGCTGTTCGCAACCGCGTCGAGGCAGCCAAGAAGCGCGCTGACGCCGACACCATACTGGTCGAGGCCATCAAGGCACAGCCGCAACGCGCTCAAGCAGCGTATGAGGCCATCGTGCTGCTGCAGCAGCCGGGTGGCATCAAGCCGACCACTGATTCTGAAAAGCGATTCCTTGAAATCACCACCAGCGTCGCGATGGCCACGGTTGGTGATGTTGAGAAACGGGCCGAAGAGTTCGTGGTCAAAGCGGCCAATCAGGCCACTGCCGGCTTCGAGGCAGCGGCCAAGAAGGCACTGGCCACCGCCGCCGAAAAGGTTGCGCCGTTTGTCATCAAGGAAGCCGGCAAGACGCGCACCGTCAAGGGCGTGCTGCCGCCCGAGTTCAAGATGATGCTTGAACTGGCCACGGCGCGCGTGCCAATCATGCTGGTAGGCCCTGCAGGTTGCGGCAAGACCTACTTGTGCGAGAAGCTGGCTGAAGCGCTGAACATGGAGTTCAGCGATCAGTCGTGCAGCGAGGGCATGAGCGAATCGGTGTTCAACGGCAAGCTTCTGCCCGTCGGCAAGAACGGTGCGTTCGAGCATGTTGAATCGCCTTTCATGCGCCGCTACGAGAAGGGCGGCGTGATGCTCCTTGACGAGATTGATGCCGGTGACCCTAACCTGTTCACCTACATCAATAAGGCCATCGCGAACAAGAGCTATACCGCAGAGCAGCGGTACAAGAATCCGGTCGTGAAGAAGTCGCCGAACTTTGTGCTGGCCGCTGCTGCCAATACCTACGGCAGCGGCGCCGACGCAATGTATGTCGGCCGCAATCAGCTCGATGCTGCCACGCTTGACCGCTTCAAGATTGGCATGATTACCATGGACTACAGCCGCGACGTTGAAGCCAGCATTGCTTCAACCGAGCTGTGCGAGTGGGCATGGAAGATTCGCGCCAACATCCGCAAGAACGCCTTGCGCCGCATCATGTCAACGCGAGTAATCGAGCACCTTGCCACCATGACCTCCATGCACAAGTGGGGTCCTGAGCAGTGGGCCAAGGCATACTTCACCGGTTGGACGGAGGCCGAGCGCACGCTCGTGACGATCTGATGAACAAGACTGACAACGTTCGCATCGTTGAGATGACCGGCAAGAACGGCGAGCTCGCTGGCGTCTCGTATGAGTGGGATTCGTATGAAGAATTCCTGCCTGATCTGAAGCAGATACAGGAGAAGAAGCCGCACTTCATGAACAGCATCACCAGCATGAGCGGTGACCGCTGGTGGGGATGCAGCGACGGCTTCCACGGAGTGCAGCGCCGCGTTCAGAACGGCTGGCCTGAGCTGCGTGAGCAGGTTCTGAAGATGCTGAAGGGTATCGACCTTGAGCTGCCGATCTTCCCGACGCACGCCACTGTGCGCCGGCGCAAGACTCGGCACGATGACCACGGCGATTCAATCGACATGACCCGCGTTTGGAACGGTCAGGTTGATACGGCATGGGCGAGGCCGGTGCGCGTTGAACGGCAAGCGCCGAATACCAAGCGCATCACGCTTGCGTTCGACGTGACGGCTAACGCCAACGTCACCAATGACATGGCCATGTGGCGTGCGGCGCTTTGCACTCTGCTCGTTGACAGCTTGGCTCGTGCAGGCCGCATCATGGAAATCTGGGTCATCGACAGCACGAGCAATCCGTTCCAGTGGGGTCAGAAGGCTCCGCCCCGTTTGTGGTCTGCGTGGTGCGTCAAGAAGACCAATGATCCGGTCGTGCTTGACAGGCTGTGCGCAATGGTCAGTGTCGGGTTCATGCGTTCAGCCGGGTTCGCTGCGATGGGCTGCGGTCCGTGGACTGCAAGCTCGGGCTTCGGTGGCGCGCTCGGTACGGGTCTTCCGTACACGCTGCGCGAGCGTGTGAAGGCGAAGGAGGTGGTGCTGCGCATCGGGCAGTGCTACAGCCGCAAGCAGGTCATCGATGAGTACCGCAGTGCGTGGGAAGAAGTCGAAGCCGCCAGCAAGGAGGCCGCATGAACATTGAAATCGCAACGCGCAATCGCAAGAAGCTCACGGTGAAGACGCTACGGGTGATGATCACGCACTGTGAAATGTTGATCACGCACTGCAAGGCGTGGTCACTCATTGCTGAGACCAAACTGCTGCGAACTCAGTGGCGCGAAACCGCTGATTCAATCTTCAACAGCAAGCAACTGCTGACAGCCGAACTGGACTCAAGGAGGCGCACATGATCAGGGAGAACGATCCGAACCGCGTCACAGCGGTTGACGTCAAGCAGGCGAACGATGCCTACAAGGCAGCGCTCATCTCGTCCACCAGCGCCAAGGAAATTCAGGCGCTCTTCGACGACTATATCGCCAAGTACACGGCGTTCTGGTCGTCGCGTCTGCACTGAGGTATCAGCCATGATGAAAGATACCTACCCACTGCTCGTGAAGTTCTTTGACGGAGCGTTCGCCACCAACAGCGGCGGACGGTTCAAGGAAGAAGACTTCGCGGGCTTCAAGCCGCAAGACATGGAGCGCGCCGAGAAGGAACTCGAAGCGTACCTGTCTCACTTCCACAACACCAGCAAGCGCAAGGGTATGGAGCTCTTGGCGTACTTTCTTGGCGGTGCAGCCGACAGCGGCTACACCGTCCATGGCCAGACTATGCAGGATCTGCCTGCCGGCTCTGGCAACGATGATCAGCACAAGCTGATCGCGTTTGACTTGCTTGAGTCCTGTTACTGAACATCAACGTCGCAACTCCAGGAAGGAGACCATCATGTCTAGGACGAACGGCACGGCATCCGATCGAAGGGTGCGTACACTGGTACGATGTTTCTCGCTCTCGTCGCTGCTCAATCAAAAGCGCAGCACGGAATCCCAAATCCGGCAACTTCAAAAGCTGCTTGCGAATGAGCAGGCATGGCTGGCGGAGTACGAGCGCGCAATCAAGCTGTCTGAACCGCAACACTGACATCAATACCATCAACTGCCAAGGAGCACTCAATATGGTTACTGACAACTCGAATCTGTTCTACAACACGCTGCGCGATCTTGGGCTCTGCCAAGAGAAGCTCGAGAACATGGCGGCTAGTAACAGCCAGCCGCTGTCGGACGATGAGCTGACCCATGCCAAGGCGCTCGTACAGTGCTGCCTCGATATCATCTCATTCGTGGCTGATGAAGCTGGCATCGACTTCGAGGCCGGCGAGTTCGAGGGTGATGATGGTATCGAGGATATCATCGATAACTTCCAGATCCGCGCCGAGGAGACCCGCCATGCAAAGCGTTAACATGGTAGCAGTGCGCGCCTTCAGTCGGGTGATGACCCCGATACAAGACGGTCTCAGCGAGGCCCACGCTTGCGATCGTCACTTTGACGGCGGTGAGTTCTCTGACGCCGCGCATGGTAGGATCGCTGAAGATGAGGCCATGCGTGTAGCCGAGGTGGTCGGCGCGCGGTTCGGCCTGACTGGTGGCGAACTCTATGCCATGTGCATGGATGCATGGTACAGGTTCGACTACCACTACCAGTCTTCGCATCGGAAGAAGCCAGCAAGGAGCGCCGCATGAAGACCAGCAAGAAGCCAGTCAAGGCCCGCGAGATCACTTTCTCATCGTTTCGTACGGGCATCAACGCCAAGGGATGGCACTGCCTTGAAGTTCGAAGCCACGATCAAGAGTGGCTGCAGGACGGTAACGCCTTCAGGGCGCGCGGTGACCTGATCATGTGGCTACGGAAGGTCCTCGGCATGGTGCTGCACAAGGACGGGCCGTACCTTGAAGACGCGAAGCATCCGGGCAAGCCTCCGTGCTGGCATGCGGGCATCGCGCGCGAACTCAAGCTGCCAAAGGAGGCACTTACATGAGCGTCCGAGATTACGTTGACTACAACGCCCGACCGCCCAAACCTCCACCGTTGGACACGGTGGCACCGCGTGAGATGGGCGTGGTGGAGATCGAAGGTATCCTTGTCAGCGAAGGGGCCGATGCTGCGGCATCAATCAGAAGGTTCCTTGACGCGAAGAACCGGACAGCGCTGCTGTCATTGGCCAAGAAGTTAGGGGTCGAAGAATAATGAAATACGTGATCTTTTCGGTGTGGGCACACGTCTGCAGGACCAAGAGCGACGAGAACAAGGTAGTCAATGACTCGAACGTGGAGGTTGAGATGTACCGTGGCAGCCGGTGCATCATTCTGTTTGAACGGCTTCAGCGTTCATACTCGATCAACGGCGATCTGATCGCGCACTGCATTGAAGCTGACAGGCTTCAGAAAGAGTACGATGAAGACAACGCGCCGGTCAGGGCATACGTGTATGCGCTGGAGCCGGGCCTGAAGCCGGTGCCTGTATACGCTGGCGGCCAGTGCATGCGGCCCGGGTTTGCCCCGCCGCGCCAGCCGGCCCCAAAGGCAGGCCCCGGCGGCCAGCGTAGGGGCGCACAGCAAGGCCCCACGGCGGGCCGGCAAGCGGGGCCGCTAGGGCAGGCAGGCCCCGGGGCGCAAGGCCGCCCACAGCCCGCCAGCGTAGGCCGGGGCACACCTTATAAGGGGCCTGCCGCTGCCCCGCCGGCAGTAGTGGCCCGCCAGCAGCCGGGCCGGCAGTACGCCAGCCGGGCCGAGCAGCGTAGGGCACAGCCCATTCAGGTCACGGTGCTCAGTGGTGCCGCGCTCGATCAGGAGATCATGCGCGTACTGAACAGCCGCTCAGTTGCTGAAGGGACCCACACCGGAAGGTTCACCTCAACGCAGTCTAACATGGAGGAAGTTGACGCCTGACGATAGCCAGTTGAGCAACGAGCAATAGCTCCATTCATATAAACATCGACAAGGAATCATCATGACTACGAAGTTCTGTGTTATCCCCGAGTGCGACCGTGCGCTGTCACCCAACTCAAAGTTGGATGCATGCACCAACTGTCGCGCCAGCATGGGCATGTGGAGACGCCGCGGAGTTCCGGCCGTGCTCACTCGCCGTGCCAACCTCAAGCGCTACGACTGCAGGATGGTCGAGGTGCTCGAAACCAGCAAGATCGCCAAGCGCACCATCGGCCGCGCCAAGAAGGTGGCCAAGTGAGCTCGGCCGTAAAACCCGCCAAGCGGAAGACCAAGAAGCCCCATCCGGCATGGACACCGGAGGCCCGCGCCAAGAGGCTCGCCAACATCAAGCTGCGCCAGGAGGCAAAAGCTAAGACACCATCGGGAGTAATGGATGCCATCGTGTTCTTGGAGCATGCCGAGAAAGCAATCATCGAGCAGGTTCACAAGGGCAACAAGAAGGCGTTCACCAAGTCCGACACATACGCACTGCTCGCGCTCAAGGCGCTGAAGGGCGAATCATGAACATCTTCTTCCTCGACAAGGACCCTGCATGGGCTGTTCGGTTTCACGTTGACCGCCACGTTGCTGGCCAGATACGTGAGACCGCGCAGATCCTGCAGTCGGCGCACATCATGACGGACGGGCGGCCCACTGCGGTCGCCCGTCTGGGCAACACGATCATTCCGGTGGCGCATGGATACATGAACCACCCGGTCGTGCGATGGGTGCGCAAGTCCAGCGCCAATTACGACTGGACGGCGCAGTTGTTCGCCCAACTGATCCTCGAGTTCAACTTGCGCAATCACAAGGCGCATCTGTACGAGTGCCTCGTTGATCTGCTGAAGCGCCGGCCTTTGCAGATACCGATGGGCGAACTGACCGAGTTTCCGCAAGACACGTTGGCTGGCCGATTCGTGAATGCCGATCCGGTGGCTGCCCATCGGCGCTACTACTTCGAAGAGAAGGCGCATCTGGCAACGTGGACGATGCCGGCCCGAACGCCTCAGTGGTGGAAGGACATGCAGCTGAGCCACGAGCTTCAACGGCGCGACCTGAGTGGTGCGATCCGTGGGTAAGCGCGGAGGTCGTTTCGACTACGGCTGGCACGAGTACAGGGTACACTCGTCCATAGACGAAGTCTTTCGTGAGGCGGTTTTGCGGAGAAGGCGCGCCTTTACCGAAGAACAGATGAACGAGTTCGGGCTGACCTACAACATGGAAGTCATCGCGCCAGAGACTGAAGTCGACGTTAGTGGCTATCTGACGCCTGACCAGAGAGCCTGCGCAATGAAGGCAGTTCGTGATGCACTGCGGATGCATCACAATACGCAACTGCCGGCGATCAGTGGCGCGTGCACTGTCGTCGGACACGGACCGATCATCAAGGCAGCAAGACCAGCGAGCCCAACTAGGAGGAGGCGCCGGTATGAATGACACACTACGGCAGGCACTGGCGACCATCACAAGGAAGCGATTGGTCGCGGCCAATGACGGATCGGCGCGCATCAGCTATGATGATCTCGTGACCATTGATACAGCCATCGCCGAACTAGTGACGAGCGCGCAGAGGTGGGATGCTCTGATCAACTGCGCACACATCTCATGGATGGGGCAGGCTGGCTTCTGCGGTGAGCACGGGCAGTACCGCCACCTCACTGTGAATCTGTGGACGATGGTCGACCCAGACACGCGCACCGATCCGCAGGCCAAGGAGCTGTTGACGCAGTTCGCAGACGTGGCGCATCAGGTCAAGATGAAGGAGCAGACCAATGGAATTTGAAGTCATGGCTGCGCATGTGTACAAGCCGCCGAAGAAACCGAAGCCGGGCAAGAAGCCCAAGAAAGCGCAGATCGCGAACTGGGAACACTGGCGCGTCGAACCGAAGCTCGATGGCGTGCGCGTCATCTGCATCGTTGACATGGCCGGTGAGCCGACCTTCTACAGCCGCAACGGGCGGCAGCTTGACATGTTCGGGCATCTGAACAAGTCTGTGAAGTTTCTCTACAGAAATCTGTGTCTGGTTAACAGAGAGTACAGACACGGAGCGATGCTCGACGGTGAAATGTGCGGGAGCACGTTCAACGAGATTGGCGGCGCTATTCACCGTAAGAATCATACGGAAGACAGCGCCGTCTTTCACATCTTTCATGCCATGACGATTCGTCCATTCAAGGAAGGGCAGGACGATCTGCCACAGCGCATGCGCCGCGAAGAACTGGTGATGGCGCTTGGCCTGAGGGAAATCGGTTTTCCAAAAGACAAGCGCGTTTGCATCGTCCGTCAGTTCGCAATCGCTGGTGACAGCGAGGTGCCAAAGATCTACGAGCGACTGCTGAAGCTCGGGTACGAAGGCGCCATGCTCAAGGACATGTCAGCTCACTGGGTTGCCAAGCGCACGAACGCTTGGCTCAAGATCAAGCAGGTGCAGTCCGAGGACTTGCCCATCATCGGATGGAAACCGGGTAAGGGCAAGTACAAGGGCACACTCGGCGCGATCATCGTCGACCGCAAGGGCAAGCCTGTCAGATTGTCTGGCATGACAGACAACGAGCGTAACGCGTTATTCAAGATGCGCAAGAAGCTCGAGTCGGGCAGGATGGTTGCTGAAGTTGAATTTCAATACGTCACCAAGGGCGGCTCATTGCGCCACCCAAGATTCCTCAAGATCAGAAAAGACAAGGAGAAGCTCAAGTGAGCCGAAAGGGTATTGCGGGCGTTCTTGAAGCGCTCGGTTTCACGGAACTCGACATGGGTAACGAAGATGCCGGCAGGTTCGGCGTCATGCGGGCACGTGTCAAGCAGCAGCAAGATGCGCTCACTCGCTACCGCGAGAACGTCGCCAAGACCGCGCCGACCTGCGTCGATGAAGTGTTCAAGCACCTCAACACGAACCCGTGCGACCACGCGGCGCATCGGATCGTGCCGGCGCATGAGAATGACATGACGGCGGTGGTCAATCTGCTCACGCACGTTGTCGATCTGCACGTGAGCGCGACACGCCGAGTGGTCACGTCGTCCTACCATGCTGGACTGATGATCGAGCGTGGTGAGATGCCGGGAAACGAAATGAACGGCGAAGCGTTGTTCGGTGTCTTGAACGTCGTGCTGATCGAACTGGCTGAGGCCATCGCCAAGCGTGAGCGCAGCCGTACCAAGTGCAGCGTCATTGAGATGCTGGCCAATGTTGAGATCAGCGCTCGCAAGGTGATCTCCGATCAAGTCGAGACGATGATGAACGGCGGCAATCCGCCAGAGAGGCCGAGCCGTGAACACTGCCACTAGCGGCACTGGCGCGGTACGCGTCATCAAGAAGTACCCGAACCGTCGGCTGTACGACACAGCCGAAAGTCGGTACGTCACCTTCGACCACATCCGTGGGCTTGTCTACGCCGGCGTTCAGTTCATCGTGGTCGAGCGATGGTCGCAGCTGGACGTGACCAATGACGTGCTCATGCAGACCATCGTCGAGCAGGAAAGGAAGCTGCCGAGATTGAACAAGCAGTTCCTGCTCGGGCTGATACTGGAGCAGAGATCATGATGGTGTTCATCTGGCCGCGCATCAAGCGGGCCACTGACAATTACCATTCCGAAGGAGGTGTGGTAGTCGTGGCCAAGGATGAAGCGGCTGCGCGAGAATTGGCCAACGGAGTGAAGGACTGCTCCATTGCGCCCAACGAGAAACCAGAGTCCTACATGTTAAGAGGCTCGCCTGAGCCAAAGGTGTGGATCATGCGAGACGCGGGGTGTTGCTGACATGAAAAAGAAGGTCAAGGAAGAGAAGCCGAGCAAGAAGCTCGGTGACATGATCGACTCGTTACACAGATTTGACGAGAACATCCGAACCATCGAAGCATCTTTGAAGAAGCTTAAGAGCAAGCGCTTCACAATGGAGATGACTCTGCTCGGGCAGATGCAGGATGGTAAGCTGAAGAAGGCCGCCGGCAGTAGAGCGCTGGCCTTCATCAGCAAGCGCGAAATCCCGACAATCAAGGATCAGAGAGCGTTCCAGAAGTACGTGAAGAAGCACGGAGCGTTCGATCTGTACCAGAACAGAGTGGCCACCAAAGCGTGGAAGGCTCGGCTCGATGACGGCGAAGCTGTGCCGGGTATCGAGATTTTCAAGAAGGTGTCTGTGTCAATCCGCAAGAGAGGATAAGATGGCGAAAGAGAAGGTCAAGGGCAAGAAAGAAAAGGGCGGTAAGAGCTTTGACTGGGAAAAGGATCTGGCCAAGGAAGCCAGCGATGAGCGCGCTCGCGAGAAGGGCGGCGGTGGCGGAGGGCTGGGCAACCGGCTCTCGACAAAAGCCCGCCGCTTCACGTTCGATGGCGAGAACCTCGGCAAGACCATCAAGGCCGTGATCATCGACTTCGCGTACCTGAACACGTACTACGGCAAGAAGTTCGACGAGGACAAGCCGAACATCCCGGTGTGCTTCGCGATCGACGCCGAGGAAGACGAGATCGCTCCGCACGAGAACGTCAAGACGCCGAAGGCCGATGCCTGCGACGGCTGCCCGATGAACGAGTGGGGCAGTGGGCGTGGTCGTGCCAAGGCGTGCCAGCAGCGCCGGCGTCTGGCGCTCATCCATGAGGATGACCTCGAGGACATCGAGAACGCCAACGTCGCATTCCTGGAACTCGCCCCGACCAGCGTCAAGCACTGGTCGAAGTTCGTGAAGGAGTGCAGTGACAAGCTCAACCGCCCGTATTACACGGTGGTCGTCGAGCTGTCGTTCGACTCGGAGGAGGACTACCCGGTGGTCCTGTTCGACATCGACGAGAAGATCAGCGACAAGGAAGTGGTATCCGCCATCAAGGAGAAGCGCGAAGAAGTTCGCGACGAGCTCCTGACGCCGTTCGATGACACGGCGGAAGAAGACGAGGACGAGGACGATGACGACAAGCCGCGCAAGGGCAAGAAGTCCAAGGACAAGAAGGCCAAGCCGGCCAAGGGCAAGAAGTCCAAGTCGCGCAAGGATGAAGACGAAGACGAGGACGAGGACGATGAAGACGACGAGGAGGATGAGGATGAAGACGAAGACGAAGACGAAAAGCCCAAGCGCGGCAAAGGAAAGCGCAAGTCCCGTCGTGACGAAGAAGACGAAGAAGACGATGAGGACGATGAAGAAGATGACGAAGATGATGACGAAGACGACGAAGAAGATGACGAGGATGACGAAGAAACTTCCTCGCGGAGTCGCAAGTCAGGTCGAGGCGGTGGCAAGGATGGTGGAAAACGCCGCGGCGAATCTTCTCGCGACGATGACGAGTCTGACGACGAAGACGAAGACGAAGACGAAGAAGACGAAGAAGACGAAGAGCCGAAAGGCAAGTCTGCCCGCAAGGGTAAAGTGAAGTCCCGCAAGGGCTCACGCTTCAGCAAGAAGTGACGCGCTATGATTGAGCGCACACGTCTCTTCATCGGCTACGACCATGTGCCAGAAAAGATGGTGGACATCACCGCACCGATATCCGAACTGGCACACAAGATGGAGAAGTTGCTGCCCGACAACCCGCAAAGGGCGCTCGGCATGCAGAAGCTCCTTGAAGCAAAGGACTGCTTCATGAGGGCGCGGCTCACCACTGAGCTGACGCCTCTCGGAACAGACGGGAAGTAGGCAAGGCGGCCCGGTGTAACAGCCGGGCCTTTCTCTGGAGGACAAGATGACCAAGAAAGTGAGGATCCGCGAGCAGTACGCGCCGCTCGTGGTTCTGGCGAACTGGCGCGAACTACTGCAGGCGCTGCCAAACATGAACGAGGAAGAGCTCAAGGCAGCGCTCGCAACGGAAGTCGGAAGGCACAAGCCGGAACGACGCGGCGACTTCATCAAGCGTCTGTACACCCGGTACAATCGCCTGCGCGCGGAGCGTGAGCTGGCAGAGTACATGCCATGAAGCACGAATGGGAAACGCCGAGTAGTTCTGGCAAGGCCTCGGCATTGATCGAGGCTGAGAAACGAACCTGCAAGAACTGCGGCGTGACCCAGACGCTTGAACTTGAGTACGCATGGATGCGAATCATCGGTCGCAAGTGGCGTCCGTTGGCAGGACGCTGCAGACCAACAAGGAGTAAGCGATGAAGAAGACAGTACAAGAGCTGGTACAGACCCGTCGGTTCGCACCTGGGAATCAGGCGCGTTTGTACTTCGAATCACATGTCACGATGGATCCGGTGTTCGACGCCGACCGTGACAAGTTAGCGGCGATCGTCAAGCCTTTCGGGTTCAAGCTTGCGAACCTGATCATGCGGAAACGCGAGGCTGACGGTGAGCAACCGCATCAGGATGACACCTTCGCCACCGCTCACGGCTCGGAGCTGGCGGCGATTCTCGAACGCACAAGAGCATGCGTTCGCGCTCTGAGTGAGCATGGCTTTGTAGTGCGGCGATACAAAGTCGAAGACACCGTGGTCGACAGCCGCATCGAAGACGAGCTCGGGCTTCTGGAGAACAGCAATGGCAGGGATGATCGAAACACATCTGCTTAACAAGGCGCTCGGCGGTCCGTACGGCGGGCCATCGATCAGTCGCGAGGACAGCGGCAAGTATATCTTGTACTCGTGGACCGACGCACCAGTCGGGTACGCGATCTACGCCGAGGGCGACACCTTCGATGAGCTGCTGGCCGAGGTGGCCAAGCTGCCGACCGATCGGCGAACGTGGAAGGCAATCCGATGAACGTCGCAGAGCTGATAGCGCTTCTGGGCACACTACCGCAGGACATGCCTGTCGGTTACCTAAATGAGTGCGCAGAAAACGGCACGGATTTCATCACGGTTGATTTCGCAGAGATCAAGTCACAGGCAACCTACGGCGGGCACGGACCGGAGGGTTTGCCGAAGACCGGCGCAGTGGTGCTCAGTTGACTACGCTCAACGTCAGATGTTGCTGCGCGCCGAAGAAGATACTTGGCACTCTTGAAGTACCAAGCGACTGGGCTGTCAGGCCGGGTAGATGGCCACTCAAGCTGTACGGCCCGCTGCCAACGCTCAAAGAAGTGCTCGCTGAATTGGAAAAGTCGCCGCAAAAGATACCGTACACTTCTGTCGTCATCGACATACGCAGGTTCCAAGAGTGGGACAGTGAGGCCATGGGGTACAATCGTGCGCTGGCGGTTTACTCTGATGACCACCCGATAGAATTCTGGCGAAAGATACCCGGCTTCAAGGAGGCCAAATGATTTGCAACGAGTGCGCGCAGGTGAAGCCTGAAGGCGTAAGGCCGTGTCCCCACTGCACGCATCGGGCAGAAACGCTGCGCCTGCTGAAAGCCATGGACGTGCGCCTTGCCGCGCAGAACGGACTGCTGCGCCGTATCGCTGCGGCAACCGAATACTTTGTGAAGGTCATAAAAGAAGAGAAGGCCAGGGGCATATGAGCACATCAGTCGACGAGGCAGTGCGCGGAACACTTGATTCGATGCGGACCATGCAGCCGGGCGACTGGATCGGCGTTGACCTTGATGGCACGCTGGCCGAGTACGAGTCTGGCGACTACAAGGCTGGACAGATCGGTAGGCCGATACCGCTAATGGTGGCGCGCGTCAAGCGATGGCTAGAACTTGGCATCGAGGTTCGCATCTTCACGGCTCGCGTCGCGCTGGCATTCGATGCCAAGTCAAGCCATGCTGACAAGCTGAACCGATCCATGAACGTGGAGATCAATCGGGCGGCCATTGCCAAGTGGTGCGTAGAGCACATCGGCCGCGAGCTACCCATCACGAATATCAAAGACCAGTACATGCACCAGCTTTGGGACGATCGAGCTGTAAGAGTGTTGTTCAATACCGGCGTAAGAGCCGACGGAGTTAAGGATGATCATTGACAGTGACGACTACGGGGCCTCCGGTGTGGAGACCTTGTTCTTTCCCGGCGGCGAGCCTCACGCGAAGCTGCCTGACATCCCGCTCGATGAGCGAGTGGTTCTGCATCTGAAAGCCCGAACATGGAACGACGTTGGGCTTGGTGCGTGCGTGTGGGATGCGTTGCATCGCAGACGAGAACTGCTAGGCTCGCGCTACGAGCCAGTGCTGTTCATGCCGTACAGCCCGGCAGCTCGTCAAGACAAGAGTGACGGCACCGCGCCGATTACCAAGGGCATGATGACACGGCTGTTCAACTCGGGCCGCAACGTGCATGTCTTCGACATCCATTCGCCGCTGCACGGGTACAACTGGCGGCCCACAAACTGGATGCCGGCCGACCTCAAGCTACCGATGCGGCCAGACGTTGACTTCGTCATCGCGCCAGACCACGGCGCGTTGTCAAGGGCGCACGATTTCATGGAAGCGTACTGCCCAAACGCCAAGCTGATCGAAGCTACCAAAGAGCGCAACCCGAGCGACGGCAAGCTGTCGAACTACGTGCTACCGACACTGAACAAGGTCGGTAAGTATCTAGTCGTCGACGACATCTGCGACGGTGGCGGTACGTTCAATCTGCTGGCTTACGCCTTCCACTGCGAAGAAGTGGCGGAGCATGGCGCCGAGCTGGAGCTCTTCGTCAGCCATGGTATCTTCAGCAAGGGCGTGTCGTCGCTGCTGGAGTATTACAAGCATATCTACACGACCGACAGCTTCTATCGCATGCCGGCCGTGGCCGACCATCCGGTCGTCAGCGTCGAGCAGAACAACGTCACGACCTATTCACTCAACCCGATCCTGGAGATGATTCACAATGTCCCCTGAGTTCATTCACCTGACCGATGGTTACAAGCTCGACCATCGGCGCCAATACCCGGCCGGCACGCAGTTCGTGTACTCGAACTACACCGCGCGCAGCTCGCGCATCAACGGCCAGACGCACGTCACCTTCTTCGGCCTGCAGCACTTCCTGCAGGAGTACTTCATGGAGAAGGCGCGACAGGAGTTCTTCCTGAAGCCGAAGATGGTCGTGCTGCAGCGATACCAGGAATTGCTGGACGGATACTTCGGTCCGAACGACATTGGTGTGGCCCACATCGGCGCGCTACATGACCTCGGCTACCTGCCGCTGCGCATATGTGCTCTGCCGGAAGGCACCGCTGTTCCGCTCGGCGTGCCCATGTTCACAATCGAGAACACGCTGCCGGAGTTCTTCTGGCTGACCAACTACTTCGAGACGCTGATCTCGTCGGAGCTGTGGATGCCATGCACGTCGGCAACTACTGCCGCGCGCTACCGCAAGATCCTCGACAAGTGGGCGATCAAGACGACCGGCAGCAACGCCGGCGTTCAATGGCAAGGCCATGACTTCAGCTTCCGCGGGATGCCAGGAGCCCACGCCGCTGGATTGTCAGGCATGGCCCACCTCCTGTTCTTCACCGGCACCGACTGTCTGCCGGCAATCGATCTGCTGCGGGCCAGCTACGACGCCACCGGCTTGATCGGCGGCAGCGTGCCTGCAACGGAGCACTCGGTCATGTGCGCCGGCGGACAGGACGATGAGCTCGAAACCTACCGGCGCATCATCGATCTGTACCCGGTCGGCATCGTGTCGATCGTGTCGGATACCTGGGATCTCTGGCATGTTCTCACGAACATCCTGCCGACGCTCAAGGACAAGATCATGGCCCGCAATGGCAAGGTGGTGATCCGACCAGACAGCGGTGACCCTGCAGACATCCTTTGCGGTGACCCGACAGCTGAAGCTGGATCGCCGGCCTACTACGGCGTCATTCAGACGTTGTGGGATCTGTTCGGTGGTACGACAAACGAGCAGGGTTACAAAGTGCTCGATCCGCACATCGGCGCCATCTATGGCGACTCGATCACCGAGGCCAGAGCGCAGGACATCTGTGAACGGCTGGAGTACATGGGCTTCGCTTCCACGAACGTGGTGTTCGGTATCGGCTCCTACACCTACCAGTACACGACGCGTGACGTACATTCATTCGCCATCAAGGCGACATGGACGATGCGTGATGGCTGCGGCTACATGATGCAGAAGGATCCTGTCACCGGCTCCGGCAAGAAGTCGGCGATCGGGCGGTTGCATGTTGTGCGCCGCAAGGATACCGGCGAGCTCACTCTGATCGACGGCATCAACAGCAGAGGCAATGTGATGAGCGAGCCGTCACTTCTGACGCCGGTCTGGGCTGATGGTCACTTCATTGCCAAGTGCCAGACGCTGGCGGACATCAGGGCTAGGGCCGAGGCCGATCTGGCGCGCTGATGGAAGACATACCGTCAGTGCTGCACAGCAGATACAAAGGAAGCGACAAGGCGTGGCTTGAACGATGCATCGACAAGCAGGTGAGATACTGGCTTCAGCCGAAAGATCGCATGTGGGCCTACCAGAGTACGCGCGGGACTGACGGTATACATTACGGTCACTTCAGGTACATACCACTGGTAGAACTCCAGTCGCGCACCTACGAGATACGGGACGTTGACGGGGCTATTGGAATCGGATGGACGGATTGTCTATACAACCCGCGCACAAGAAAGTTCACTCACAACCTTCGCGATCATGCTCGTACTCGGAGACCAAATGGAAACATCGACTATCGACTTTGAAACGGGCAGGATCGACAACCGTCCGCAGTATCCGCCGAAGCCGGTAAGCGCCGCGATTAGGTGGCCTTCAGGTGAGAAAGAGTTCCTTGCGTGGGGCCACCCTGAAGGCAACAACTGTGACATCGCAACGGCACGCTCAAAGATCAAGGATGCCTACCAAGCGGATCGCGTGCTCTTTCATCACGGCGCATTCGACATGGACGTTGCCGAGTGCCACCTCGGCCTGAAGCCGCCGAAGCGGTACGATGACACGCTCTTTCAAGCGTTCCTTCTGGACCCGCATGCACCAGAACTCGACTTGAAAGGCTTGGCTGCGAAAGAACTAGACCTGCCACCAGAAGAACAGGACAACCTGCGTGACTGGATACTTGAGAATGTCAAGGGCGCGAAACCCACGAAATGGGGCGAGCACATCGACAAAGCGCCGGCGCATATCGTTAAACCTTACGCGCTCGGTGACGTGGACCGGACCTATCGTCTGGACAAGAAGATGCGGCCCGAGGTCGAACGTCGCGGGATGACCGAGGCCTACGAGCGCGAGCTCAAGTGCGTGCCCATCACGCTGGAGATGGAGCGTAGCGGTGTCCGCATAGACGTCAAGCGTCTGAAGAAGGCCACCAGCGTCTTCGAGGAACTCGACCGCGATATCCTTCGGCGCATAGCCAAGAAGCTGCGGCTCGACCCGAAGGCCATGAAGAGCGACGCCAACCCGAAGGGCTTCAATCTCAACAGCGGCGCACAACTGGCCGACGCTATGATGCGTGCTGGCAAGCTGGATCGCATAGCACGCACGCCTACCGGCAAGGTCAGCACCAAGATCGCCAACCTGCGCGACGGATGCAACGACCCGCTGCTGCTCGACCTGCTGGCGATGCGTTCAGTCGCGAACAAGAATCTGAACTCATTCATGCACCCGTGGCTTGAGCAGTGCGAGATCACCGGCGACCGGCTACTGCCCAAGTTCAATCAGGTGCGTGGCTACGATGAGGGCGGCGGTGGTGCTCGGTCGGGCCGATACAGTAGCAGCGACCCGAACCTGCAGAACATCAGCGCTAACGTCGACGAGTCGAAGAACAAGGAAGTGCTGCTGAAGATGCAAGCCTTCCTCAAGGAAGAGTACGACTACCAGTTCATCGGGCTACGCGACTTCATCATACCGGATGAAAACACGGTGATGATCTGCGTCGACTATGACCAGCAAGAGCTGCGCATCCTTGCCCACTTCGAGGAAGGCGTGCTCATGCGCGCGTACCTTGAGAACCCGAGCCTCGACGTGCACGAGTTCTGCCGTGGGCTGGTGAAGGATCTGACGGGCCTCGACTTTCCACGCAAGGCGATCAAGACCGTGGTGTTCGGTCTGATCTACGGCATGGGTGTCGACAAGCTGGCCATCGGCATGGACAGCGACAGGAAGACTGCCAAGCTGGTGCGTGATGGCATCCTCGACGCGGTGCCCGGAATCCGCCGGCTCATGAAGGACCTCAAGCGTCTGGCCAACCACGACAAGCCACTGCGCACATGGGGCGGCCGCGAGTACTACTGCGAAGAGCCGAAGTACAGCGAGAAGTTCAAACGGTGGATGACCTTCGAGTACAAGATGCTCAACTACAAGATTCAGCCAAGCGCGGCCGACGTGACCAAGCAGGGTATGATCAACGTGAAAGAGCAAGTACCGGAAGCCCGCATCGCTGTGCAGGTGCACGACGAGCTCGTGGCAATGGCACCGCACGAGAAGTACGGCAAGCGTATTGCTCGGGCCATGTGCGACATGAAGTTCAACGTGCCGATGACTGCAACCGCCAAAACTTCCAGGACATCCTGGGCGAGGGCCGCATGATGACACTGAATCTCAGAGACTTCATCAGACGACTGCAAGAGATAGAACGCCTTCATGGTGGGGATGACCGCGTAGTGGTGACCGGCCTGTACTCGTCAGAAGCAGCAGTCGAAGACGCCGAAAGCGTACAGCGAATAGCCACTGACAAAGACTCGTACGTCGTCGTAAAGACCGATCTTTGCACCGGGTGACAAATGAACTACAATCAGCAGATCGGCGTACAGCCGGTTCCGACTGGCGGCTTTGCCGTGTTCAAGCGCCTGACCAAAGGCAGTAACGCAATGAAACGGGTATCAATGGTCTACCGCTTTGCCGATGCCGCTCAGAGTGTATGCAAGTGGCTGAAGGAGCGCGACGCTGGCTACCCAAAGCGCCAGCAGGATCTGTGGGCCATGGATTCGGAAACGATGTCATGAAGATGATTAACACCAACAGGAGCTCGAGATAATGAATCAACCGCATTCGATCAACTTGGTCCGCAAGTTCCATGAAGCGTTCGGCCACCCGATCGCCGATGAGCACACGCCAGCGACCAAGGCGCTGCGCAAGCTGCGCGTTCAGCTCATCGCTGAAGAACTCGTGGAGTACGCCGCAGCGTTGGGCGTCCGGCTCGACGTACACTACGACCCGACGGTTCACGGTACGTCCGATGATGCATCGGTAGTGGTGCAGCCGGTGGTGGACGACGACCGTGTTGATCTCGTCGAAGCCGCCGACGCCCTCGGTGACCTCGACTACGTGGTGCAGGGCGCCAACCTGATCCACGGCTTTCCGGCCGAGAAGGTCATCAACGAAATCCAGCGCGCCAACATGAGCAAGCTCGGTGCCGACGGCAAGCCGATCTACCGCGAAGACGGCAAGGTGATGAAGGGACCAAACTACACGCCACCCGACATCGCCACCGTTCTCAAGTATGACCGCGAGTCGCGCGCCGAGCTGCAGAAGTTCGAGTCGTCCATCGACGACGGCTCGGCAATCCGGCCGTGAGGCGCGCATTCTTACTGGCGGCACTGGCCGCGACGTCCTGCGTGAAGGGCGGCAATGACGTACTCACTGTCGAACAGTGGAAGCAGCTAGCTGATGAGTGCGTCGCTCGCGGCGGTGCGCCGGTCAATGGCACGAACCTCGATCAGCAGATCACACGAGTGCGTTGCAGGTTCGGAGACTTCGGTTACATCGACGCGCCGGCCGGTCCATAGCAGACAGAGCCGGAGGTAGTAGAGGCTCCATAGCAAGGAGGGCCAATGGCGGTCTACGTAGACAACGCCACGCATCGCTACGGCTACATGATCATGTGCCACATGATTGCCGACACGCTGGAAGAACTGCACGCTATGGCCGACAAGATCGGCGTGAAGCGCGAGTGGTTCCAGCTAAAACGGCTAGACATGCCGCACTATGACATATGCCGTAGCAAGCGAAAGCTCGCGGTCAAGTACGGCGCCAAAGAAGTCGACAGCCGAGAGATCGTACGTATACTGATCAAACGTTACAGGAAGAAGAAATGAATTTCATTGCAGTAGTTGGGTTCGTGGCGGTGATTGCTGTGATCATCGCGTTCGTGATCTCGTCTCATACGGCCAGTAAGTATAAGCCGACGCGCAAGGTGGTGCACTGCATGCTGGACCTGGAAACATTCGCCCTCGATAACAATGCCTACATTCGTTCCGTCGGCGCGGTGTTCTTCGACGAGCGAGAAGTTGGCAATCGGTTCTATGCCACATGTGATGGGTCTGACCAGCCGGGCTCGGTCACCGAAGAAGCCACCAAGAAGTGGTGGGCCGATCAAACGGAAGCCGCCAAAGCTGCGCTCACTAATACTCGTGGCTTGACACTCGACAACGTGCTCGAATCATTCGCGGCATGGTGCAGTGCCGAGGTAGCGCATTACGAGAAGAGCTTCAAGACAGTCGAACTGTGGGTGTGGGGCAACGGCGCAGACTTCGACCCGGTCATCTTGGGCAACGCTTACCGTCGGCAGCAGATACCCGCGCCGTGGAAGTGGTACAACGTGCGCTGCTACCGAACGCTGAAGAACCTTTTCCGCGGTATTGAAGCCGGCGACTTCAAGGGCGAGAAGCACAACGCTGTCGCCGATGCCGCACATCAGGGACGCCACGCCAGCGCCATTCTCAATCACATCTACAACCGCTGAGGCAAACATGGGAACGATTCAGACGCTCAAGAACCAGATCGGTCAGCTGCAGGCAAAGCTGGCTCTCAACAACAAGACGATGGGCGAGCAACAGGCCACCATTGCCAAGCGCGACGGCACGATCGCCGACCTGAACAAGAAGATGCACGATCTCAACAATGAGCTCGCCGCATTGCGGGCCAAGGCCGCCGTTGCTTCCGTGCAAGAGGCGGCGCCGGCGTGAGGTACCCGATACTCCTTTTGATCGGCGTGACTTTCATGTTCATCATGTGGTCGCTGTCTGATCTCGTATTCGGCGGCAGCGGCTGGCGCATCTTCGTGCGCCGGCTTCTGCTCGCCGTGATCTGGCCGCTGGCAATCCTTACCGCCAGCGGTCGTCGTGTGTTGTTCAACTATGGAGAGTCTAAATGAGTCGCAGTTACGAAGAGATGCAGGCAATCGAGCGGGCCAAGACGGTGCAGACCGTGCGGCGCGTGATGCAATGGGTTGCCTTGGGTCTCGGCCTTCTGTTCTTCTTTATCATGGCGTCATGCTCGATGACCACAGTCGAAGCCGGCCATCGCGGCGTGAAGGTCACGCTCGGCAAGCCCGGTGACCAGTCGCTGCCCGAGGGCCTGTACTTCCTGATGCCCTTCACGCAGCGCATGGTGAAAATGGATATCCGCCAGTTCAAGTGGGAGGGCAAGACGTCCTCGTACACCAAGGACGTGCAGCAGGCCAACATCAACTTCACGCTCACGTACTCGCTGTCGCCATCCGACGCGCACCTCGTGTACCGTGAAGTCGGCGAGGACTGGGCCGCCAAGCTGGTCGGGCAGGTCGTGGTCGAGGAGATCAAGCGTGAGGTCGGGCAGCACAACGCGGTGCCACTGATCGAGAATCGCAACGCTGCGACACGTCTGATGGAGACCAACATCACAGCTTCGCTGGCCAAGCGGCGTGTGATCGTTGCCGGCTTTCAGCTGACCGACATCGTCTACACTTCGGCGTTCGAGAACGCGGTTGAGGCGAAGGTAGTCGCCGAGCAGAAGGCCATCGAAGAACAGAACCGAACTGTTCAGATCAAGGAGCAGGCAACGCAGCAGATCGAAACCGCGCGAGGCAACGCCGAAGCCACCATCCTGAACGCGAAGGCCGAGGCTGAATCCATTTCCATCCGTGCAAGAGCGCTCGAACAGAACGCCAAGCTCGTGGAATGGGAAGCGGTCCAGAAATGGAACGGCGTGCTGCCGACGTACATGTTCGGTGGTGGCGCTGTGCCGTTCGTGAATGTTCCAACCAAGTAGGTTCATCGACATGGCCAACAACACCCACGCGCCCAAACGCTTCGAGGCGAGGGTTCTTTGCCGGCGGTGCGATCACGTGATCAATCACCGCGAACGCTTTGATTCTGGTGGCGTCTGTCCGTACTGCGGCAACGTCAGCGGCAGCAGCGTGGTTGATACGCGGACCGTGTCCGTGGAGGTCGGTGCTTCGGCACCGGCCTCTCGGCCTGCACCGCCAGAACCTCCTACTGAGCGTCTGCCACCGCGCGGCCGGGGCAAGAGCAAGCTCGGGTACTGGACCGGATTAGTCAAAGAGGCATTCAAGAAATGAACCGCCGAGGCTTTCTGATCGGCGCCGCATTCGCGCCGGCTGGCGTGGCGATCTCAAAGGAGCTGGCGGCGCAGTTGGCGCTGCCGGCACCTGAGCCACCGAAGACAGGCGAGACGCTCAAGCTGCTGACACCGCAACGTCATGGCGCGGTGATGTACTTGAGCGATCTTCGCGATTGCAATGCCAGCCTCACTCTGCTGAACGATGACGGCAGCGTGGCCGGCACTTACGCAGTCGTCGAACTGATGCACTCTATGCACATGAGCGAAGTGTCTGTCGCACGATACGACGACATGCACTATCGCAGTGTGTACGGCCGCCCATCACTTGAAATCGAAATGAGGCTCAGACAGATCGGATGAAGATACAGTTGATTGTTCGTGCTGAGGGCAAGGATGGGTATGTGCAAGAGTACCGCCCGAAGCTTCTTCGCGATGGAGACCAAGCGTCGCTAAGATCCCTGATAGAGGGTTCACACGAGGTGACGTTTGATCGGTTCATGGAACTCTACAAAGAGTCGCTCGAAGTTGATGGTCTGGTAATCGTGGAGGCGCCCACTGATGAAGTCGTCGAAGAAGTTCAAGCTGAAAGTAAAGTCGAAACCAAAAAGAGAAAGCGACCCGCTAAAAGGTCGTGAAGAGCGCTGGCCTACTGGATGGTCCTACTCGGCGTGGGGCTTGTTCAACAAGTGCATGTTCATGTACTACTGCTGCAAGATCCTTGGGTTCTCGGAAGGCACCAATCAGTTCCTTGAGCGCGGCAATGCTTTGCACAAGGTAGCCGAGCAGTACCTGAAGGGCAACGTGCAGGGTCTGCCGAAGCCGCTGGACTCTTTCAAGTCGGAGTACCGCGGACTCAAGGCAGCGTCGCCGATCGTTGAGCAGTTCTGGGGAGTGAACCAGCGGTGGGAACCTACGAGCTACGGATCGTGGCTTGTGATGAAGATGGACGGTGCGGTGGCGCCTAGCCGCATAACTGACAATCGCTTGTTCATATACGACCTGAAGACCGGCCGCGAGTACAAGACGCACATTGAACAAGGCGAAGTGTACGGCTGCATCGGGCTGTCGCTGTTTCCGAAAGCGGACGGCGTTGAGGCGGAATTCTGGTATGCCGATCAAGGCTACATCATCCACCATGAGTTCGATCGCAGCCACCTGAAGGCGGCGATGCGCAAGTGGGAAGAACGAGGCAAGGAGCTGCTCTCGAAGCGCAAGACGTGGCCAGCCTCGCCATCGGAAGGCAACTGCAAGTGGTGCTTCTTGCGCGCAGACAAGGGCGGTCCATGTCAGAACTACCATAGGGGAAGCTAGCAATGAAACGCAGCGAGTTGATAACCCTGCTTGAGCAGGACATGGAAGTCACCGGTGACGGCGAGGTGGATGCTCGCAGCGTGATCGAGCTAGCATTCCCTGATTCGCGGTTCATGGCTGAGTACCATGCCCGCGAATCAATGGTACGGCGCATTGTGAGGGCGAAGCGTGAGGCGCGCATGGTAGTGCCAGAGTTGCTGGACGCACCGATGAACCTCAGCTTCTTCGAGTGGTACTGGCCGAAGATAATCGACAGACTTAGCCGAGGTAACTGATGAGCGAACGTAGAGACGTGAATAGTTTCGCTGGTGGGCTGTGTATCGCGGTGCTGGTGGGCGTCGTGCTGATCGGGTGCAAAGAGCGGCCCGACACCGCGTTGAAAGTAGCGGCCCCAAGTGAACAGAAGCTTTACTTCATGGTAGACGCCGAGACCGGCTGTCAGTACGTGAAGGGCGGTGGTATCTCTGGCCTGACGCCACGTTTGGGGAAGGACGGGCTGCCGATGTGCGGTGACGTCATCGAATGATCTATACTAGTGTGCTCCACAAGAGCAACACGCGCGTCGTTGAGACCACGCGTGTCCGCGATTGGCCAATGCGCAACGTCGTGCTGAACGGTATTATCGAAGATGGCCGCTACGTCAAGACCGGGCCGTACTGCCCGATCAGGTACGACATACCGGCCAAAGGCAAGATGCTGACAGCCATAGCTCCGGCCAGCGGCGTCAGCAGATACGTTGACTATCGTGACCGTGGCAAGCGGCGATGAGCAAGCGCGAAGCAGTCGAAGAGCGCAAGTTCAAGAAGAAGGTAGAAGAGCGATGGGACGCCGAAGTCATCAAGCTGATGATGGTAGGTAGGTACGGCAGAGTAGGGCGCAGTGACAAGCTGGTGCTTCTGCCGTGCAAGCCCTTCGCCATTCCGGTAGCGTTCGAGTTCAAGCAGGACGGCAAGCAGCCGACCAAGATACAAGAATACTACCGGCGACGATTCAAGAGTATGGGGATTCCGACGTATGTGGTCTACACGGCAAAAGAAGCGCTCAGTATCTGCAAGAAAATCCTTCGTACCAAAACCTTTCCAAAAGGAGTCAATCAAGTTCGGCATTAGCCGACCGGCAGCCGGGTTCTTTCTCGCGCCGGGCTTGGGCAAGACTGCGATCATCCTGTTCATCTTCAAGATACTGCGCGACCTAGGGCTGGTTGACCGGCTCTTCGTCATCTCAAAGAAGAAGATCATCCAGAACGTGTGGCCACGTGAGGTGAAGAAGTGGAAGGGCCTTGAGAACATCAAGGTCAGCATCGTACATGGCAAGCGCAAGGAGGCGCTGCAGGCCCCGGCCGACATCTACCTGATGAACTTCGAAGGACTGCCGTGGCTGAAGAAGCAGAAGCGCTTGCTCAAGTCGAAGGGCAAGGTGATGCTGCACATAGACGAGTCATCGAGGCTGCGCAATCACAACACGCAGCGATTCAGAGCGCTGAAGAAGATACTGCCGATATTCGTCAGACGGTACATAGGCACCGGCTCGCCAGCTCCGCGTGGTCTGATGAACCTGTTCAGTCAGGTGTTCATTCTCGACATGGGCGCGGCGCTTGGCAAGTGGATCACGGAGTACCGAAACAACTACTTCATGCCGTCTGGGTACATGGGCCGCGAGTGGGTGATACAGGACGGTGGCGAGAAGCGCATCTTCAAGCGCATCAAGCCGATGGTCATTCGCTACGGGCATGACCAGCTTGACCTGCCACCACTCAAGGTGATCAACCGATGGGTTGAGCTACCGCCCAAAGCGCGCAAGATGTACGATGAGCTTGAAGAAGAGTTCGTGGTGCAGTGGCAAAGCAGGGAGATCGTGGCGGCCAATGCTGCGGTCGCTAGCGGCAAGCTACGTCAGATCGCCAACGGTGGTATCTTCGTGGACCAGCGCGGTCGGTACATGGATGGCGACTGGGAGAAAGACCGCAAGCTCAAGAAGCGAAAGTTCTTGACGGTACATGATGAGAAGGAGGCAAATCTTCTTGACCTGCTCGAAGAGCTGAGCGGCGAGCCAGCGCTGGTAGCGGTCGAGTTCAAGCACGACTATCAACGTATTCAATCGCACTTCAAAAAGGAAGGTGCGCCGAAAGAGTTCTGGAACGCGCCGCTGATAGACGGCGGTACGAAGGACGAGGTAGTCAACCGTATCATCGACGAGTGGGAAGAAGGCGAGCACCCGGTAGTGTTCGGCAACCCAGAGTCGATAGCGCACGGTTTGAACCTTCAAGGTAAGGGTGGTATAGTTGTCTATTACGCCATGACATGGAACTTGGAGAACTACGAACAGTTCTACCAGCGAGTGTGGCGGCAAGGCCAGCGACGGCGCGTGCTGTTGTACAGGATTCTGGCACGCAACACGGTTGATGAAGTTATGCGGTTGTCCATCAAGATGAAGGACAAGACGCAGCGAAGCATTCTGAAAGCAATGGAGAAAACGTATGGGTTTCGGGAAGCAGCGTAACGAGGACGACGAAGCAGAAGATCAAGAAGAGCGCCCTCGCAAGAAGAAACGCCGCAAGGGCAAAGAGCGCATGACCTTGGAAGTGGAACAGCGCTCTACCGTGACCAAAGGCTTTGTGCCGAGTACGCGCGAAGAGCTCAAGCAGTACAGCAAAGCCGGAAAGCGCCGACAAGAAGCCAGCGCCGAAGCCAAGCAGGGACGCAAGAGCAAGAAGCGACACGGCACCAGTCTGCGTGGCGAGGACCTACGGCTGGCGTTGATCAACGAGGAAAAGATCCCGGTCTACACCAGCAACTTGTTTGATGAGTTCATTGATGCGTGCAAGCGGAAGGAGCGCAAGCCCCCGAAGTACCGCGAGTATCTGGAAGAGAAGAAGGCCGACGGCGAGTTCATGTACGAGATTATCTCGATATTGAGCGCGCTGTCGTGGACCGAACTCTCGATTCTGATACGCACGGCGCTGACCGCTGATGAAGCGCCCATTGGTCTGAACACGAAGACATGGTCTGAAGCATTCAATTTCGCCAGACACTTGATGCTGCAAGCATTCAAGGTCGTGGAGAAGAAAGGCACGCTGCGGCTGACGGACCGCACTGTGCTTGATGAGTGGCCCGTCGAATCCAAGAAACGTCCCTCGAAGGAGGACAAGATGAGTGATGAAGAGTTGCGCAAGGCATCCATGAAGGCGATGGAGGCCGAGGCGGCCGACGACGAAGACGAGGACGAAGAAACCGTCGAAGGTGGCGACGAGTCGGAAGACGAGGACGAAGACGAGAAGCCCAAGGGCAAGAAGGGCAAGAAGGCGAAGGGTGGCAAGAAGGCCAAGGATGACGAGTCGGACGACGAGGACGATGAGTCGGACGACGAAGACGAAGACTCGGAAGACGAGGACTCGGAAGACGAGGACTCGGAAGACGAGGATGACGAAGAGCCCAAGAAGGGCAAGAAGAAGCCCAAGGCCAAGGGCTTCGCCAAGGGCAAGAAAGCCAAGGGCAAGAAGGCCAAGGACGCCGACGACGAGGACGATGACTCGGAAGACGGCGAGGACGACGAGGACGACGAAGACGACGAGGAGAAGGAAGTGAGAGCGAAGAAGGGCAAGAAGGCGAAGGCCGAGAAACCGGCCAAGAAGGCGAAGGCCGAGAAGGCTGAGAAGCCGGCCAAGTTCAAGCTGGAGGATTCCACCAAGCTGAAGCGCGGCAAGAAGCGCCCCGGCGGTGGGCCGAAGTCCAAGCTGGCCAACGAACTGATCCCCAAGTCGGGCATCACGTTCAAGAAGCTGCTGGCGGCTGCCAAGGAAGAAGGCATCGCGCCGGCCAAGGTGAAGACGTGGGTTCCACGCTTCATCAAGAAGGGCTTCATCGTCGCCGAGTAATCGGCAGCGGAGGGCGCTGGCAACGGCGCCCTCCATTTTCTGGAGTACCTATGTACGTTCTGATTATCATGCTGGCCGCTATCAAGACCGAGGGCGGCGGCGCTGTTACTACCGCCGAGTTCACCACCAAGACTACCTGCGAGGTAGCCGCACGCGCAGCCGAAGCGAACAATCCGTTCGGCACGCGAGTCAAAGCCTTCTGTGTTCCGAAGTGAGGTCACAAGTGAAGCGAAAGAAGAAAGCTAAGCTGGTGCGCGGTGTAATCAGACTGAAGGCTACGCGCGTCGGCATAGCCAGCAAGCACTCGCCGAAGTCGGTGGAGAAGCCGAAGAAGAAACCCAAGATCAAGTTTCTGGCAGCGCAGCTGAAGCTGTTCTGGTATTGGATGAGCGAGCGCCACGCCATCTACCTGAAGCGCTTCAAGGACAAAGCGCCGTACCCATGGACGCAGGATCGAATCCTAAACGAGTTCAAGTTCACCAACGTGTACCGCCAGCTCGACCGCGTCAGTCTAGCTTGGCAAGACCGCTATATCAACCTGATCAATTCGGCTAATGGCACCAAGAAGGTTCTGGCCAGCGACATCCTTTTTCACAACGTGATGTTCCGGCTGTTCAATCTGCCAGAGACCTACGATGCGCTGTACTTCGGCATGAAGAAGTGGGACAAGAAGGACGCGATACGCATCCTCACCAAGCGCAAGGACGAAGACCACGAGCAGATCTTCACCGGCGCGTACATCATTCCGAACGGCGGGCGCGACGACCCGAAGATCGAAGTCATCTGCGACGCAGTCGACTATGTGTGGAAGCGCAAGATCAAGCTGGCCAACAAGATACGGCGCGGCCGCAAGATACCGGGCACCAATCAATACGAAGGACCTTCAATGCAGTACGCCGTTGAAGTGCTGATGAGTGTACCTACCATCGGCGGATTCATCGGTTACGAGCTGGCCTGCGACCTGCGGTTCACCAAGGTGCTGCACCGCGCGAAGGACGTACTTTCGTGGGCCAACCCGGGACCCGGTGCCATGCGCGGCATCCGTCGCCTGATGTATGGTAAGCATACGAAGGTAGGAGGCATCGACTACATCGAAGCGATGCGCATGCTATTAGCGGCGATGCCGGAGGATTTGCGCAAGCACCTGCGCACTGGTGTCGATTGCCCGCTTGAGCTGCGTGAAATCGAGCATTCGCTATGCGAGTTCGACAAGTACATGCGGGTCAAGATGGACGAGGGCAGGCCGCGCAGCCGTTACCATCCGCCACGCGAACCGCGCGTCGTGTACGACGACGAGGAGTAGTCATGCAGCTGAAGCCCATGCAGCGTGTTCGAATCATCGGCGGCTTGAATATAGATCCTGACTGCCGTAAGTACGTCGGTGACACCGGCACAGTCGTCACGTTTCACGGCCCCGGCAAAATCGGCGACTACAAATATAGGTGGGACATGTATTCGGTGCGCGCGGACGCTGACGGCGTGACGCTACTAGTGGCGCGTCATCTGTTGAAACCGATTGATGACGGCAGTTCATTCGAGCCCGGCGAGTCGGAGTCGCTCAAGCGACTGCTGAAGCGTGTTCTCAAGAAGGTGCAGCACCGTGCAAGTTAATGACCTCATCAATGCCAGCTTCGAACTGTTGGCCAGCATGTTCGCACTGCTGAACGTTCGACGCATGCTGATCGACAAGAAGTCTCATGGAGTTTCCAAGGTGGCCACCACGTTCTTTGTAGCGTGGGGCGTGTGGAATCTTTACTACTATCCGTCGCTTGGCCAGTGGGCGTCGTTTGCCGGCGGCGTGTCCATGACTACGGTCAACGCAGTCTGGCTCTTCCTGATGTGGAAGTATCGAAAGAACAAAGGGTAGCCATGCCAAAGATCAATTTGATTTACCTGAGCCCGTGGAACGTTGGCGGCTTTGCCACGTTCACTGCTCACATGTACCACGGCTTGAAGGCCGAAGGCTGGGACGTGAACGTACTGAGGTGCAACAAAGATCGCGAGGAAGGACACGCTCGCACCATGAAGCACCACGGCACCGTGTACCAGAACGTCACGGTGGCGCAGGCTGTGCGCGCTGCAAAGAAGGATCTCACGCTCATCACGGCGGTTGCACGCCCGGACGATCTCGCAGACGAGGACACGGTCAAGAAGCTGTTCCGTGCCGGCGCCTACATCTTCGTACAGTCGACGCAGGAGTTCAAGCAGTTCCCGCATCTTGAAGAACTGAAGTTGCGCGAGGCTGGTGAGCGCGTGCTCGTCATCCGCGAGCGATTGCAGGGTTACTTCAAGCGCTCGAAGTACGTGCCGCATCCGTATGTGCGCAGCAGGTTCGGCACTGCGGCACAGGAGCAGTGGGTACGTCGAAAGGCTGCATGCTCTATCGCGATGATCGCTACGAACAAGCACCCGTACATGCTGTGCGATGCGAATCAAGCTCTCAAGGCTGACAAGCGTATCGTGTTCCTTGGCAAGGAGACTACACACTTCTTGCGCATGAACTTGATGGACCGATACAGGCACTACAAGCCGGGCATCGGTTTCGTGGGATCTGCGCAGGCGGTAGCACTGGCCAAAGACTTCCGCATCAACGTGGATCTTTCTGTCTACTCGGGCGATGGTGGTGGTACGCAGTACTCATTCCTCGAGGCCATGGATGCCGGATGCATCAACATCCTGCACAAGCGCTGGGCCAAAGAGAAGGGCGACATGGAGATCGACAAGAACTGCTACGTGGTAACCGACGCGCAAGAGCTTGTCAATCTGGTGGAGAACATCGGCTGGCCAGACTACCGCGACATGCGACGTGCCGTTGAGAAGACGCTTGACAATCACCACCCGAGTGTGATATCCAAGGTATTGGGGAAATTGAAATGAGAATCGTCATACCGACATACCGGCGCGTTACCAGACAGATTACGCTGCGTGAGCTGCCTCCTGAGTGGCGCAAGAAGACGACGCTGGTCTGCGACAGCAGCGACGCGCGCGAGTTCGAAAGGCTTGGGCTACCCAAGCAGTCCGGGTGCGACATGGTAGTGGTGCCGAAGAAGATCACGACCATCGCCAGCAAGCGGGCGTGGATCATTGATCGGTGGGCACGCGAGCGTGACAGCTATATCCTCATGCTCGACGATGATCTGCGGTTTAGCGTGCGTGACTATACGCAAGCCCCGACCAAGCTGGTCAAGCCTACGGTTGAGGACGTGGGACGTGGTCTTCGGCGAGTAGGTAAGGCTCTCACAGAGTACGCCCATGTCGGCATCAGTACTCGCCAAGGTAATAACCGCGTTGAAGCGCTGCAGCGTCGTAACCTGAGTAAGAAGTTCGGCGATCTTGAAGTCGACGAAACCATCAGAAGGTTGCGATGGCTGCGCAACTACCGCATGGTCTACGCACTCGGCTACGACTGCGCTATCGTGGAAGCAGAGTGCAAGCTCGGGCGTATCGAGCATCGTGAAGACATGGACTACTGCCTGCAACTGCTGCGCAAGGGGTGGGAGAATCGCGTGCTGGCTGAGCTCACGGTAGACCAAGTCTACAACTCGCGCGGCGGTGCCAGCGAAGAACGCAGCATGGAAGCATCCAACGCCGACGCCGAGAAGTTGGCCAAGCTGCACAAGGGCTTTGTCAAGGTCGTTGATCGTGCCTACTTGAAGTCCGTTCCGAGAAAAGAGGTGGTGGTGCAGTGGAAGAAAGCGTATGAAAGCTCCAAGTAAAAGGCGCGTGTTGATTGTCGGCAACAGTCGCAGCGGCACTACCTACGTGTGCCGGATGTTGAAGGAGGTCGGTCTGCGGGTAGGTCACGAGTACGTCCTCGAAGACGGCACCGTATCATGCTACTTCTTCATGGACACGCCGAAGTACCCGTTGTCGCCATCGACGCCACCGAAGGGGCTGATAGCCCATGTCGGGCAGCGTATGCGCGATTACGAATTCAAGCATGTGCTGCATCTTGTGCGTGATCCGTTGAAGACCATTGGTTCCATCTGGAAGACGATGGGCACCGAGCATCAGAAGTGGCTTGAGAAGCATGGCGTCATTCCAAAAGACCTCAAACCGAAACTGCGCAAGGCCATGCATGCGTGGTACGAGGTGAACAAGCGATGCGAGCGTTTGACGAAGAATCGGTATCGTCTCGAAGACATGAAAGATCAGCATGTGTGGGAGAACATGCTGGATGATCTGGGTCTTCCGCCATTCAGTATTCCGAAGGTGCCGAAGACCGCCAAGAACGCGTCGCGCGGAATCTTCAAGGCCAAGCGGGTTACATGGAACGACCTGTACGACATGGACCCAGGCATGTGCAGCAAGATCGCCAAGATGGCCAAGCGTTACGACTACAGTCCTCCGGAGTGGGCATACCGATGAAGAAAGGTTTTAGTGGGGCCAACGTGACGGCGTTGGCAAGCAGCGTGTTGAAAGAAGGCGACAACCTCGGTGCTCAAGCAGCGCTCTGCTGCATCATGTACCCCGTTACGCCTCGTGTGATAGCGGCATCGCGAACCGGCTACATGATGGAGAAGCTGATCGAGCCGACCGAACACTTCGGCCGGCGAATGAACGACCAGAACGTCGGCGATATGCTCGCATTGGCCGTCGACATTCTGCATCTCAACGTGTGGCGGCGTAAGGCTGTGCCGGCGGTGGATTGGGACGATGCCGTGGTGCATCTGATCGCTGAACTGCACGATCGCTCACCGAAATCGTTTGACCAGTCGATTCAGCTGGTGAACCGGTTGCACGTCGATCTCGATAGCTGGTGCATGGTGCATGGCGACCCGACGTTGTCGAACATGATGTTCCGAGAAGACGGCAGCATGGCCATCATCGATCCGATATGGTCGTGCCGCGTGACAAACGACACCACGGTCGATCTCGGTAAGATGCTGCAGTCGGCGATCGGCTGGGAAACTCTGCGTCTAGGCTGGCAGTACAACATGCGTCCGGCCGTGGCGATCATCCTCGAACGGCTGCCTGAAGAGCACCATGAGCGTGCGTGGTTCTGGTGCATGGTGCATTGCCTGCGGTTGATGCCATACGCCACGAAGGCCGGCGACGTACAGGCTTATACGTGGGGCCGTCGCAATGCGGCGATGATCTACGACGTCCTCATCAATGGCAGGTACAAGTCAAAGGAGGCGATGTGCGATACGCTTTCGACCTAGACGGCACTCTTCTTGACACCAAGGATGCTGTCAGGCAAGCGTATGTGGACGCTGGCGTCTCACCGCCACTGGATTTCTTCGGCAAGCCATTCGTTGAGTGGTTCAAGGGAACCGAAGAAGAGGCCAAGGCGTTGCGGAAGGCCAAGGCCGCCGCGTACAGGACAAGGATCTATGAGGGCATGGTCACGGCACTGCCGTTGCTGTCGTTGTACAGGCACCTTGCTGCCACGGACAGGCAGCCGATCATTCTGACCGGCGCATCGTATGAATCCGTTTATCTTCTGGCCGAGAAGTTTCGCCTTCAGGTTGGCACCATACTGGCCGGGTGTGGCGTGAAGGACAAGGCTTCCTTTCTCAATCAGTACGATACTGCCGGCATCATGTTCGAAGACAACGTTGAATCATCGAAGTATCTGCGCGCTGCTACGGGGTGGACAATATGCTGCAACTGTTGATACCTGCTGCCGGCGAGAGCCGGAGGTTTGCCGAGGCTGGATACCAAAAGCCGAAGGGCCTGTTGAAAATGGGCTGGCGTGGTAAACGGCGCACTATGATCGAACACGTCGTTGAATCTGTGTCGGATTCACTGGCACCACTGATCGGATGCAGACCGCAGGACTGGGAAGCGTTCGCTGCGGCGCTGCCGGCCGACTACGTTGTGATTCCGGTCGGTGCAAGCATGGGACAGGCTGACACAGTCGCACGACTGGCATGCGCACCGCACATTGGCGCCTATGACCAGCTACTCGTGGTGAACTCGGACAACGCATTCGCTGTCAAGGAGCACCGGCTAACTACGTTCGCTCACAACTGGTACGCGAACTCAAAGGCCAGCGCCGGCGCTGTCGTGTTTGACGCCAATGAGTATCGCTTCGGGTACATCGACGCGTACCCAGACTTCAACTTCGGCATTGAGAAGAAGCCGATATCTCGGTACGCGCTGGCCGGGGCATTCTTCTTTCGGTCAGCACGCATTCTTCTTGATGCGTGGGCCGAGTGGCGTCGTGACTCAAAGCCGGATGACGAGCCATACCTTTCCGGGCTGTTCAAGTATATCGAAGGACCGAAGCTTGCCAGCATGATCGACCGTAATCAGCTCCATGAATGGGGCACACCGCAGGCCATTGCGGAAGATAAGACTGTTACTTTCATTGAACCGCCGACCAAGCTGGAGATTCGTTAATGAGCACTTTGAATGAGGCGACCATCATCCGCGTTCGCAATGTCAACCAAGCCCTGTCGAGGGTACGCTCGATGCTTCGTGACCCGCGCCGCGACTACTACTGGCGCGACATCTCACCACGTGGACTTCAGACCCTCGAATACCGAGGGCCTGTCATCACCGAATACCAGGAGCCAGTGGAACGTGTCCTCTGGTCTCCACACCGTGACGCCAACCCGTTCTTCCATCTGATGGAGAGTCTGTGGATTCTGGCAGGTCGCAAAGACGTGGCCTTCCTGAAGGAGTTCAACACCAACATCGCCGCGTACAGCGACAACGGCGAAGAGTTCCATGCGCCTTACGGCTACCGGCTGCGGAACTGGGATGTACCGGACATCGAGTACGACACCGGCATCGGCCCGATGAGCGAATCCGGTACGCTTGACCAGATCGCCGTGGCCATCGACCTGCTGAGCAAGGACCACAGCACGCGGCAGGTGGTGTTGTCGATCTGGAACCCGTACCTTGATCTTGGCAGGAAGACCAAGGACATGCCGTGCAATGACCTGCTGATGTTCAAGATCAGGGACGGCGCGCTCGACATGACCGTGGCCTGCCGCAGCAACGACATCATATGGGGCGCGTATGGTGCCAATATCGTACAGTTCAGCACGCTGCAGGAGTTCATCGCCAGCGCCGTCGGCGTGCCGGTCGGAATCTACCGACAGGTGAGCGACAGCTTCCACGTGTACACGGATCAGCCAGCGTGGAAGAATGTGTGCGAGAACCCGGACTACCGGATCGATCCGTACCAGGATATCGGCACCGGCACGTTCCCGCTGTTCACCGGGCTGCAGCCTGCCGACTGGCAGAAGTGGCTGGCGGAGTGCGTCAGCTTCTGTGAAGGACGCGGCACCAGCTTCCGCTTCTTCAAAGAGGTGGCCGAACCGATGCGGCTGGCGTGGCGTGTGTACAAGAACGATTCGGTGCCCGAGAAGCACCGGCGCGCCATGAACGCTATCGCAATCATGGAGAACGCCATGCCAGACTGCGACTGGCAGTTCGCTGGCATCCAGTGGATGACGCGCCGTGGTGGAGGTGTCGAGTGAACCGCCAGAGACTGATGCTCGGGCGTGACGCGCAGCGCATCATCCGATATCACACGATGCCGGTGGTCGAACAGCAGAACGTGGGCGCGCACACCTTCGGGGTGTGCATGCTTCTGGTGGAACTCACCGACGGGCAGGTGTCATCGCGGTTGCTGCAGGCTGCGCTCTTTCACGACGTGGCCGAGGCCATTGTCGGGGACACACCGTCGCCGATACTGCACCGCATGCCGGCGTTCAGGACAGCGTACAAGGCGGCTGAGGAAGAGGTCAACAAGACGTACGACTTGGCTGTCAAGCTGCCGGATGACGAAGCGTGGCTGCTCAAGCTGGCTGACAGGCTTGAGCTGGCGATGTTCTGTCTTGAGGACTGGGCACGCGGCAATCAGCAGGCTCGGTTGATGGTGGATCGCGTGCTGAGCACGCTTGATCCGATGTTCGATCATCGATACGGTATATGGAAGTTCGACAAGCCGACGCCGCTGACGGACAATATCCAGTCGCTGACCGAACTGGTCATTACTCGGTACAAGCGTGTTCGCGATGGTACGCTCTATGGACCTTGATCGTCTCGGGTTCAGCAGCGACGATCTGGCGCACATGCACAAGACACCGAAGTGCGGTGGCAAGTGGATTGACATCAGTACACTGTCGGGCGGCGTGATGTATCGCTGCAGCGACTGCGGTGCTCAGATTGGCACTGCAGTCGCAGCGCCTTCAGTACCTGAGACCGATGTTCAACAGTCTGTTGTCGGTCTGATGACGGAGAGTGCGTGGGCCTTCATCGGGAAGGTCAGTGCGGGTCTTATAGTAGGGGCGCTGGTGGCGGTGCTCGTTTGGAGATTGGCATGAGCGAAGCAAACAAGGTTCAAATCGGCGGCAATCATTACAGCAAGCGCGGTAGCGTGCAGCACTGGGATCTGGTGGCCAAGAACGGATGGGGCTACTACGTCGGCAACATCACCAAGTACCTGTTCAGGTGGCGTGACAAGAACGGTCTGCAAGACTTGGAGAAGTCCAAGCATTACCTCGCCAAGTACGTAGAGCTCTGCAGCGACCCACGCATTGTCATCGTCAACGCGCCACCGGATGGCGCGTACACGTTGGACGAGATCATCGCGCTATTCGATCTCGACTACTACCAAGGCACGGTCGTTGGGTTCCTTCTCAAGTGGCAGGCCACCGGCAATCAGGCAGAGCTGCAAGAAGCCAGCTTTGTCATCGACCGGTACATCGACGCCACCCGGCTGCAAGACATCAAAGTCATGCCCGAAGCCGAGGCAGCGGAGCTAAACCGGCGGATGCTTGAACACACCTGGGACGCGCATCGCGATGAAGGTTCGAACCTGCATCCTGCCGAACCTCCGGTCGAGCCGATTGACCGCTACCTGATCGGAGCCGATGGCCTGTCAGTGCGCGACCACAAGCTCAACGCATGGGTGTGCCGCGCTGACGACGCTGAGATGGCTCAGGCGGTTTGCCGCGCCCTTAACCGGGCCGCGCCAGCCGGCCTATTAGCACCTACAGGGGCCGCCCCCGGGGGCGGGGCACCGGGGCAGGCACCGGCTGGCGGGGCCGCACCGGGCCGCCAGTAGGGCACAGGCCCCGCCTAAGCAGCCCCGGGCACCGGCCTAGCAGGCTGCCTAGGCTGGCTGCCGTAGCGGTATGGCGGGGCCGCCCATTCCGGCCATTAGAGGCCCCTAGGCCGGCTGGCGCGGCCCATTATTGTTAAATAAACCCTTGCAATGCTGGCCGCCAGCATGCTAGGCGCGGGCGTTACCGTTGCAATGCTTATTGTTGCGTATCAAGGCCCTCAGCCCGCATGGCTGAGGGCCTTTGATTTTGCCCGCTCACATTTGCGGTTTGACTTCCTTGATCAAGGCGCTGTGATCCTCGATCAGCGTCAAGCACGCCGCGTCATACCGCTTCATTCGGGCAACGATTTCAGAAGCTCCTCCCTCGCTCTCGTCGCTTCCTGAATCGACGACTCCGACAGAAGCTCCGGGCTGACTTCCAGCTTGGGGCACACCGCTGCTACACGAGCGGGCAAGTGCCCGCCGCAACCGACGCTCAAGATCATCGGCGCGACCAGCAGCGGCAGCAAGCCTCGCATCGCGCTCCTCGAGAACACTCGCATTGTATAGTCTCCTTCGTTCCTCTTCAACGAGAGCATCGGCAGTAGCCTTGACCACCGACGCATCCCATTGCGCTTGAACTTCCGCCTTGCCGTCATCGAACCGTTGACTTCCGTACTTGGCACGATCAGTGCGCCACGCGATAGCCAGTCCGGCAATGATGACAGCAGCGACGATCAGCGCGACTCTGTTCACTTGGACAGAGACCGCCTTATGACCTCTTCCATCTCAGGCCGCGTCACGTAGTCCTTGTACTCACGCTCGGCCTTCGGTGGTTCGACGGGCGTCGCCGCTGCTACTGTCGGCTTTGGTGGAACGTACTCGCAGTCCAGCTCCGACGACAGATTGCGCAGACGCATCTCTACGATAATCGGGTCCTCGCACAGCACCTTCAATGCTAGCCACGGGTTCAATGGCGCCACCATGCGTGCGAGCTCGCGGCGGTTGCAGTCCTTGTCCGGCGTCGACTTGCCGCCAGAAGCACCCCCGCCCGGAAGGCTCAGACCGACCGACCATCCGTAAGAGCAACTGCCGCTCGCGTAAACAGTCGGCGCACTGATTGACGGGGCCTGCCGTCGCTCCGTGTACGAACTGCTGTACGAGATATCGTTGCTGACGTCACCGGAGTAAGCGCTCTGCTCCTGCGATGCATTGGCGTCCGCAGCACCGCCAGCGCCACCGGCACCGCCATTCGCAGTAGGCGTGACAGTAACAGTCTGGCTCTGCGTAGCGGTTGCATCCGCGTCGGCGTGGGACTTTGCGCCAGCGTATGCGTTCGCATTCGCGTTGGCCACCGGCTTCTCCGCTGGCGGAGGCGTATTGGTAGCTTGCGCCGCCAGACTGGCCAGCATGCACGCGACACCGAACACGGCCACAGCCTTCAGCACTCCCTTCTTCACCAGTGATTCCTTGATCTCAGCCTCGTGCTTCGCGACGAACTTGTCGACCTTGTTCGGCGCGATACGTTCCCAGACCAACGCTCCCACGAAACCGAGAGCAGCACCAATCAACATCCAAATGAGCCACATGTCATCTCTCCTTTACTTCCACACTTTACTACTCAACCCAATTCTTTCGGCGCCGGCGGCGCCTCCTGCTGGCGACTGCGAAGGAACCAGAACTGCAGAATCATCAAGACTCCGGCAGTCAGCAGCGTTATCAACGCAGTCACAACATCTTTCCATTCACTCGGGGTCTTCACGCGCCCTTCGAGGAATATCTTCAGAACATCAAAGTATCCCCACGTGTAGACAATTGACAGCGCGATCTGCGCTGCCGCTACAAGTCTGTTGCTGTTCATCATCTGGCTACCGCAGTCTCAGCATTCGTAAGCCGCGTATACGCGCGCGACAGTTTGGTGTCATACTGGTTCTCTGCGTAGCTCGGCCCGTTGTACACGCGCGCGAAGCCAGCCCAGTCATTCCGCTGAAGCTCGTCAGCCAGTCCCATCGACACGACGAAATTACAGAATAACCGAAGCTGCTGCCCTTCGGATTCGTACATCCGGTTGATGAATGTCTGAAGATCAGGCATACCACATCGTGTGTAATTGAACCCCATGATCTGGAACATCCCCCACGACGCAGACTGTAGAGCAGCGTCGCGGTCGAGCGTTACCGCTGCCTGCAGACGCGTGTGTTCTTGGGCACCACCGAGGTACAGCACCTTGCTCCACTTCGGTGACGAGATATTCGGATGAGTGAGGTCATACCGGTGATTCGTGAGGCGACTGAAAATATGCGCTTCAAACAGAATCTTCGGCTGGCCGTTCGGAAAGAACCCGCTACCAGCAGCCTCCACTTCTGCCACCGCCATGACGGCGTAGACATTAGTGCCTAGGATACCGGCCGCGATCTTGAAGTCATCAGAAGTCAATCCCTTCACTGTCCTTCTCCTCTGCTTTCTAATTCTATGCAGTCGGGCGTCTTGAAAAGATGCTCGTCACCCGGGTAATTGAACGCGCTGTCATGCTCCTTCCTAAGCACGGCACGAGTGAGAACCTTACCCTTTGTCCAGCGATACTCATCCATGAAGAGTAGGCTCATTCCGTTGAGAGCGACCATCTGCCTGAAGAATTCTTCGGTGGGATGATACAGACCATGCGCGATCCAGTGCCCAGCCGCCGGCGTAACGTGGATCTGTACTCCGCCGACTTTGACAAGCTCGAAAGCGTTGCGCCACGCTGCCGCTTGATTTGGGATGACGTGTTCGATGACGCCGCTGTTCGTCAAGACATCGTATTCAATTGGCAGCCCGAGCGCTGCAAGCTCTGGCCGGACCGGCTCGCGTAGATCAAGTGGGATTGCGCCATCGAGCCCATTGATATCGACGCTGACATGTCGATATCCTAGCGATTCTAGGAACGGCTTGTAGACTCCTACCGAGTTCTTTTTGTTGCCGAGCTCAAGAATTGAGGCGCCGGGTTTAAGCCACCGCTTCCATAGCTCCCACTCAAACCCGCGAACCGGTCCGACCATCGCCTTACTCATGTGAACTTTCCATCCTGTAGAAACCCGTGGTAGGTTCCTGTGTCAATCGATCCGCCGCCAGCAGAACAGGTCTTGCCCTTCTTGTTGACTGTAATCACCGGCGGCTCTCCGTGCCGAACCCAGCACTTGTGCTCGTTGTCATTCGGCAGCGTACAATTGCGACACCGCGAATCAATGCACCATGCGTGGCCATCTGGACAAACGACATGGATAGATCTGCCATCCGGTCCACAGAACGCTTTGTGGTCGTGCATCCACGTAGCGTCGTACATCATGCCTGGAATGTTGTCAGACAGGACGTACTCGCGTCCCTTCTCGTCGGCGTAGATTTCTTCGGCAAAGATCTGGCGCTCGTCATCGGCGGTAAACGCGCGGCCACAGTTGCAAGCGGCTGGCCAACGTTGATCATCCTCGGCGAGTACTGGCTCATCGTACTTCAGTACACCGTCGACAACGGATGCAGGCACCGTGTCTATGAGGACCCTTTCGTCGTGGTAGGACATCTTGCCGGGACACGCGTCTTTTGACGAGAGCCGGTAGCGCCGCGCGTAAAGACGCACGCGACCTACCGGCTTAACCAAGAAGCACTTGACGGTCATCTTGCAGTCTTCTTCGACTCTACCTGAGACTCTACGATCGCAGCGAGCGCGCTTCTCTGGCTCGCCAACTGCTGTCTCTTTCTGCTGAGTATTCGCTGGTCGAGTTCAGTCCATTGAGAAGGCGCGGCTGCTTGCCGTGCGCTCATGACATCAATGTCTTCTTCGAGAGCGATGATCGCGGCTTCTATGTTCGCCTTGAATCCCGCAGCTAGCGGCTGTGTGCTGGCGACTACAGCTTCCTCGACCTTCTTCACGTCAGTGGCCGTCGCGAATGGCGACGCCAGCCCCGCGAAAGCCAGCCATCCATGGAACCAGAAAATGTTGACAGTCACAATGACCACCCATAGTACGCGGATAATCAATCCGCGCTCCTCTGTGTTGAGTTTAAACCCTTCAGACAAGAGACCGAGCTTATCAGGCATGGACTTCTCCGCAAATCAAGTCAGTTCTATCCACTCCGAAGGCGAGCCATCAGCATCATGGTAATACGCCTTACCATCCGCAAGATTGACGACGAAATTAGCGAGCGTACCGGGCGCGAAGAAATCCCACGTATCGCTCAGTGCGACGTATTCCGCGAGATAGCCGTCCATGCCTGCCCAGTCCCCGGTAGCTCCGCTACCCACAATGTACTTGTCGCCGTCGTTAACGCTACCAGGAGGTGCAGTCAACGCCATGCTTATGACGCATGTTTGCGTGAGCGCTCGGATTACACGAAGCGCTAGATTAAGCGCCGCGACCGGATCATCCGTGTTCTCCGGTATGTATGGAATTTCTGTGTACGTGCTCATGGAACAATCACCTCCGAAGCCGGGCCAAGCCCGGTCAAACTGTTACGCGCAGAAACTGAAATCGTAACCTCGCCGCTGAGACCAGACGCATCGACTGTGGCTCCTGGCGTCAGTGTATCAACTGTGACCGTATCGACGCCGTCCGTAGCCGTGACTCTGTACCCTACAAAGCTAACTCCGTTGGCCACCGACATCCAAGAACCGAGACGCGGCGCTCCCTGCCAATCTACAAGAATGTCAGCCCCATCACGCTCAGCAGTCAGGTAGCCTACCGGATATTCGGTTTGGGTCTTACCAACGAATTCCATCGACACCGGCGACGTCGGTAGCGCCTCGCCAGCGCTGGTCGCTCTGAACATCAGGTCTCGTCTGATATCCGCGACACCGAGCGGAACGATACCTAGCTTAGAACGATCAAGAACAACAAAGTATTCGCCAACCGCGTGCTCTCTAGTACCGCTATGCTTACGCCCGCGCAATAGCCCGGATATGTTCCACACCTGCGGGCTGGTATCATTCTGTTGGGCCGAAGAGAAGTTCAATAGTTCCCAGCCCAGCGTCGGCGAGCCAATCGCTATGAGATTCTCACCGTTCAGCATCCCTTCGAACGTTGATTCAATCAGCTCTGCGTCGGGCATGTAGAGCTCGACACTGAATTCATGCGTATCATCCGGATACTCAGCAGGATGATTCGGCAGCACGCTAGTCAGCTCACCGATAGTAGCCGCTACTGGCGCATTTCGGCTTTCAGTGTAATTCGATCCACCGTCACGTGACATTTCAACCAGTGCTCCGGCCCAGTCATCCGTGAACCCAGTGACGCCAGCGTAGGTCATCAAGCCAGTCACGTCATCAGTATCCGAAAGCAGCGGAATATCAATCGGCAGTACCAGTGTAGGACCAACGACTTCGGATGGGGGCGGTGCGATGATCGGTGGCGGAATACCTTCGACAACAGAAGTCACCGCGCTCTGTCTGTCGCGTAGCGCTATGTACTGCTGGTATCCATCCATGACATCTTCCTGCTGCAACCGAATCCGCTCACTCTTACCATCGTGCTGCAGGATAACGATATCAGCAGGCGTCAGCCAGATGTAATTGTCCGGCAGACTAAAATTCAGTTCCCCTTTTCTATCCTCTAGCGCTACTTTGTGCGCAATGACCACGGTACGAGCGGCGCGATCCTTGTCCATCACCACAGCAGAGTCGATGACCATCTCACCAACAGATCTGCGGTGCTCTGTCAAATCGCTACTTTGTTTATGCGGTGACAGAGCGTCACTATCTGTATCGTAGTATGCCAAGTGCAGTGTGCGCGGCACGGCTACAGAGTCGCCGCGCTTCTGGCTTTCTATCTCCGCTTCATCTTCAACGAGCTGCGATTCTGCGATAGTAGCGACTGAGTTACCACCGCGTGGTATGAAACGAATCTTGCCGTCGTACTTAGCGACGTCAAATAGAAAAATCTGCCCGAGCGCCTGCAACGCCTGTGACGCCGGATACTGATTGGTCATTACGAATCCGTCTACGTCTACATCCGGCAAGCCAGTAACGTCGACCAGATCTGAAGTGACACCAGCGCGGGTACAGATATCGCTGCAGATTTCCTGAAGTGTCGGCATGTGTCCGTGTCCTAGGGTAGGTAAAAATGCTCGATGATAACGCGACCATCGCCACCGCGACCGCCGGCGCCGCCAGTTCCTGACCCACTACCGACGCCGCTAGAACTAAGCAGGCAATTGCCTCCTGTACCGCCGCCGCCACCAGGAGTTCCGCCGTCGGCACCGTTGCCTGCGACCGATCCTGATCCTACGATGCCAGCGCCACCACCGCCGCCACCGCCGCCACCGGCTACGGGGTCAGACGACGACCCGCCTACTGACCCGTCACCGCCCATCCACGTTCCTCCAGTTCCTCCAGTTCCACCATTGACAGCATGGTTGTCGCAGTTAACCCCAGTTCCACCCGCAACAGGGATCGGCGTACCGCTGCTAACGGAAACGTTGCCACCCCCGCCCCCGCCACCTGCCGCCTTGAGACCGGGGTTGCCTGACGACGGAGAGCCCTGATATACCTCTAAGTTTACGTACTGCCCAAACGTCCACGACGTCGCTGCGCCGCCTTGCGTATTGATGCCGATGCTAGGGTCATACCCACCCGCCGCAAAATACTTGTTAGCCGCGCCACTGGCGACGTCACCAAAAATGGACGCTGTTCCTCTCGTTCCATCCGAGCCAGCGACGGTCGGTGTACCTCCGCCGGGTGGGGACGCAGTATTGGCCGATGCTCCAGCACCACCAACACCGACGATTACCGGCATAGAGGAAGGCAGGTAAGCTTCGTAAATCTGGACTCTTCTGTACGCGCCGCTTCCACCGCCATTACGCGGCGTCATACTACCGTTACTGATATTGTTAGTAACGTTGCCGGAGCCACCGCCGCCACCAGCACCGATCAACGTAACGATGATGTAGTCGAGGTTCGCTGGTTTATTCCACGTACCGTCCTCCGTATATTCAACCTCACCAGGAGGCGCGAGACCGTCCCACGTCGTAAATTCACCGGTCACCACGTTACTAAGTCCTACAGTAGTCTGCTGAACTATCGCGTAATGATACAGCGTACCAACGTTCAACCCCTCGAAATGGATAGTTGGCGTCGAGCTACTTACGAAATCGTTTGCCGCATGCTGCGCTGGCGCTCCGTTTGCCTGTCGCCCGTCAAGGATCTGCGCGGCAGTGATCCCCGTAAGCGTCGAGCCGGTTCCTAAGACAATATAGATACCACCAGCAACCTGATCGGTAGTAGCACCGACCGTAGCCTCGGTCATGTCTTCAAGTTCCCCAGACGGCACTGGAGATGTCAATGTCGGCAGGTTCAATTCCTTGAAATTGCCGTATACAAGATTGCTGAACCCGTTGGCGTTCTCCTGCACGGCAGCGAACTTGTACAACAGCCCGGCTGACAATCCAGAGATTGAAACGCTCGGCGTGCTGTCGCCCACCGAAGAATCTTCGGCGGCGATGGCTGCCGCGCCATTAGCTTTCTGTCCAGCTTTGATCTGCGCGGCTGTGACTCCAACGAGATCAGAGCCAAGACCAACAACAACGTAGAAAGTTCCAGATACCTGCGAAGTCACCGCGCCGATTTCTACCGGCGTGATGTCATCTTGCACACCGAGCGGCGTTGGATTCGTAAGCACTGCTGGCGCCGTGGCGTCTACCTGCGCCTGCCAGTACGGGATGATCCCGCCCTCAGCCGTCGTATCCTCGTCGACGATGACCATGTAAGCGATGCCGCGATGCGCCGGCGTAGCCCCGACCCCGAACACTGCCTCAAGATCAGTTGACGCAGCTTGAGAATACGTGCCGAGGAAGAAGCGCGCCTTCTGCAGAAACTTCGTATTTCTAGATTCAATGACCGCGCCATCAATGACGTCAGAAAAGTCTATACCCAAGTTGAAAACAGGGTCATCAATGTCGTATACCTTGACATTGTTTCGCCAGACTCGTCTGAACCCACCGATTGGTCCTTCACAGAAATTGATGGCGTAGGTCCGGTAAATAGTTTCGGTTTCGTACTTCGGCCCGCCCTTACCGCTCTCACGCGAGCGCACGATATTTGGCGGCGCGGCCGCGGAAATGTTCCCTGCGATTGGCGGCGACAGACCGTATGTGATGGGAATCGGGATTCCTTCCTGGCTAGTCTGCTGGCTGACGTCGCCGACAGAAGGTCCTTTGATAATCTGTGGATCCACGACATTGCCGATCATCGAACCAATCTGCCATCCCCACATGGCTCCTTGTGGACCACCGCCTACGACAAATCCTACGGCAGCGCCAAGACCACCTATTACGACTCTGGTGCTCATTCGTCACCCCACGGGCGGTACACCGCGACTACCGCTCTTGAGATCGGCTCGACTAAAGATTGCTCTACGCATCCGAGTAGTGTGTGTACATGAACCAACGTGAGACCGCCGTCTGGATGGCGACTGACAATGCCGACATGTGACGGCTCAGCAAGCCCCCATCGGATCAGAGCGATATCCCCGACTCTGACGTCCTTGAGAGACAGCGGCAGTCCAAATCGCCGTTCAAGCTCCGTGGTTAATTGATTGTCCCAAGGTTCCCGGCCGTAGCCACGCACATCTTCAAACGGCGCACCAGCGGCGACCGATGACAGATACAGCAGCCCGAGACAATCCATTGCGCCGGGCTGACGTCCACGGTGTCGCCATCTTGCGCCAACAAAAGTCTTGGCCGCCATTGCGAAGTCTTCTGCGATCATTGTGGTGCCGCCACTTCGCTTCCGTCAGGCATCAACGGCTCTCCCTTGAAGTTCGGGCCATTATTCCACACTTCGATGCAGTCCTCTTCATAACGCTTACCGCAGTCTGGTCTTATCTCATACTCATCGCCAGCCTGGATTGGATACGGCGTAGTCTCAACGAGCTCTATCTCAAACCCCGTGACTACCTCGACAGCGAAGACGCGCCCAACGTTGTCACCGGTAGTAAACCGAACTCGGCCCGGGTACGAATGAGGAGTCGCCAGAGCGTCGCCAGTGAATATTCTGTTCGACTCAGCGCCATCCACGGACTGAACTACTCCGGCGGTCCACATCGCCGACACGTCGACGCCGCAGCCAGTCTGTCGGTATTCTTGGGTAGCCGGATTACCGAAGATCGCGCGACATTTACGAGAAGTGACTACACCGACAGGCTGCTTCAATCGAACCATCGTGTCTAGTAACTCGGGAATCCAAACCATACCGTAGCGCGTATGTATGTCACCGATATCGCCGCCGCCAAGCTCAATGTGCCCCATTGTCAAGTCTTTGTAGTTGACCATATAGCAGACCCATGTGCCGTCATCGAAGACACCCGCATCTACCATAGCGGCGGTGACGCCTTCAACATCCGCGGACAACAGAGCTTTAGCTTCGGCATTGTCGATACCGTACCCAACAGTAGAGCGCATGGCGGTGGGATCGAATCCTCGAGTTGCAGAGTACACGACCTCGCCGTCGCCAGATCCGTCGTCATAGGCGACATCGATATCGAGTGAGGTCAGCCCGAAGATTACCGGCGTATCGCCACCAGATTTAACCTTCAGCAGTCTGCAGGTTGTCGTCATACCGCTGTCAAGATGCGCTTGCAGCTCGCTAGATACTGAACGGCTCATACTGCGATATCCTCGCAAAGCGCAACGTTGCTTGTCAGGAACAGGCCGCCAACTCCCTTGTCATCGCCAGAGAACTGCAGCTCGTCGTCCTCAAACATGACTGGAACATCGAACTCACCGCTCCACGACAGAACGTCGCCGATAGTCGCTGTGAGCGTAACGACGCCAGTATCGTAATCCACCGTCGCCGGTATTTCAACTCCGTCGGCATACATCGTGACCGTACCGGGCACCGGCTTCCGTATTCTACGATACAAAGTTTCGCCACCAAAAGTGTAGGCTTTGTAGAGCTGAACTTCCTGCGCGCTGCCAGTTCCGATGTCTGGTAGCACTTCTTCATCGGCTTCGAAATCAGCCCAGTCCTTGAATCTGAAAGAATGCACACCGCCGAGGCAAGCATTATACGCGTCTATTACAGCCTGATGGAATTCCGGAAGAAGGTTCCTGTACAGGACAGAATATCTATACAACGGCATCGCACGATTGGCGTTGCGGCGCGTGACCCCTGACCGAAGCGATACCTTCCTAGTGAACCATGTTGGTCCACCGCTTGTACCGAAAGTAACGCACTCAAGAAGACGCGCGTTCAAGAAGCTCATGGCTAGCCTCCAAGTCTGGCGGCGATACGCTGGCCGCGTGAAGAATCCAGCGCTAGCTGCCGCGCGCTTCTGCTGGAGAGACGCTCCGGTACGTAGATATTCTGGGTCAGCGCGCGGCCGCCCATACCCATCCACTGGTCGGCCGGATAAAACTCGCCAGCGGTATCTGGTACAAACATTTCTGGCTGAGCACCAGTTCCAATCATGTATGGGCGACCCTTTTGTCCGCGCCCGCCGGTGTCTCTGAACAAGCCGCCGACGAAATCAATGCCGGCGCCGAGCAGACCACCGCCACTACCGATACCTTCACTACCGAAGAGCTTCTTCATCAAGCTAGCGGCGGCAGCTTCAGCGGCCAGTCTGGTGAGCATGTCTGCGAATGCTTGCGCAGCTCCTTTGACCCCGCGCTTCATCCCATCATTGACGGCAGTGTACAGACCATCGCCGAGTATTGATACAGCATTCTTGTTAGCCTCTTCAAGGAACTTGTTATGTACCTTAGAGGCATCGTCAAAAGCTTCCTTTGCCTCGCCTTGCGCCCTGTAGTAGGTATCGGCACTAATCGCGCCCGCATCGAGCAACTCGTTCAACCTCTGTATGGTGTCAGCGTATTCTTCAGTCGGCGTTCGCAGAGACTCAGTCAAAGAAGCGCCTTCTGACATCAGCGCATTGATGTCTTCCTGAGCCTTCTTGTTAGCCTCTTCAGCTTCAGTCTGTCTGACCGTGGCATCTGTCAGCGCGATAATATTCTGAGCGTAGTACGCGCCAGCCTCGCCGGAAAGACGTACTGCTTCTGCAAGGTCGCCGTGCGCTAACCGATAGCGAATAATTGCGCCCTCAGCCATACCAAATGTTTCGATCTGCTGCGTCAGGTCAGCAATCATATCGGTCAGTGATCGCGACGCTGCCTCAGCAGCTTTCTTGGCGGCATCTTCCGCTTTCTTGTCGTTGAAGAAAATGGTCTCCTTCAAATCCTGGTCAACAGCCTTGGCGGCAGTAGACACTGTCTGCACATTCTCAGCCCACACATCGGCTATGAATGATGCAGTCTCCTCAACGTTGTTTCCTACGTCACCAAAAGCGTCTTTGAGCTCGCCCATCGCCAGCTTGAACTCGCCTTGGGCAACGCGCACGATGGCCGCGCCTACGCCGTAAATCACACGGCCGAGGTTCTGAAACACAGCCCCGACGATGGCACCAGCAGATACCAGTGTCTTAAAGACGCCGCTCAGCAACATCACCGACGCATGCAGCGCTCCGCCAGACTTGGCAGATTCTACGAGTCGCTGTGACAGCGACGTCAACATCGGGATATTCTCTTGGATGAACTGGTTAGCCAGACCCTTGCCGGCCGCTTGTACACGGGAAAGATTATCGTTGAATACTTCGGCAGCTTGCGCCGCATCAGTACCGATCGTAAGCCCGAACGCGTCTGCCTCTTTCTTGAGTGCTTCGATACCGGCTCTTCCCTGATTAAGAAATGGGATCAACTGCACGCCAGACTTACCGAATATCTCCATCGCCAGCGCAGACTTGGCAGCCCCATCTTCCATCTTTGAGAACTTGTCCGCTACATCAAGCAGCAGATCTTCCGTGTTCCGGATCTTGCCATCAGCGCCTTCAACCGCGATACCCAACTGATCGAATGCCTCAGCGGGAGCGGCAGCCCCCTTCGCAGCTTCAACTGCGTTACGTGACAGTTTGGCAAGTGACTTACTCAAGTCGTCAGCTGACGACCCAGACAGATCAGCAACATACTCTAGCTGAGACAGTGCCTCAACACTGACGCCAGTAGACTGCGACATCTTATAGAGCTTGTCAGCATTGTCAATCGCAGCTTTACCCATCGCTGCGAATGCGGTAGCAGCCCCCACTGCTGCCGCAGCCACCCCAGCCGCGATATTCTTCGCTGACACATTGGTCTGCTTGGTAAACTTGTCCAGCTTCTTAGTCGCGGCATCGAGCTGCTGCATGTACTGTGCAGTCTGAGCTTCTAGTCTTACGACCAGCTTTGCAAGATCTGTCACTTTCCATTTCTCCTCTTACGCATGCGCCGCTTCTTCATGTGCGCGCTCAACAACCGCTGCGACTCTTTCGGCGAGACAGTAGTAGCCATGTTACGAAGAACTGTGAACAGAGCTTTCTCAACGTCGGCAGTGCGCTCTAGCGGACTTCGCACCATAAAATCCGACAGCTTCGGATGCGAGCGCGGTCGCTGCCAGACTCGACGCACTTCCGCTGCAATCAACGCCGTGTGCACGTTGTCTCTCCATGGCCCCCAAGGCTCCTGCTCGTAGTACCGCTGCCACAGAACATACATTCTCTGAGACATCGACGCCTTCATAACGTCGATGTCCAGATACCCATGTAAAGACGCCAGCCGAAGGTCGAAGAGCTCAGCCGGCGTCAGAATGTTTTTCGGTATCCTCCTTGAAGCCGCTGAGTTCCATGACCTTGTTGATGATCTTCATGGAAGTACGCGTAGTGCGCGCCATGACCGCAGCCTCTTCTGCGGTAAACACTTCGTTCCCTTCCTCATCGATCACGCACGCCTTGATGGCGATAGCGAACTGCGCTTTCTTGCCAGCATCGGCAGCCGCGCCATACTCCGCGAACGCATCCGCAGCGAACTCGCGCACGGTCAACGTCTGTCCCTCGATGACGACCGTATCGGTGCGGAGTGCTGCAGCGTCAGCCAGAAGTTTGCTCTTGTCGATCATCTCACTCTTCCTCGGTTGCCGTGACCCAATTGACGCGACCAGATACCTTCAGCGTGAAGGTGAGCACGCTCTTCTCGCCGATCGGACCGGTAACGTTCCACGCGCGCACGGTAGCAGCGAACTCGAAGTACACTGGCTCTTCTTCCGGCGAATCATCTGCGCCAGCCTTCTTCAGAATTCTGATGAGCACCAGCTCGTCGTTGGAGTACGCGTCGTAGAGCTGCTTGGCCAGTACGTCGCCTTCCACATAGTTGAGCTGCAGAGGAATCTCGACGCCATCCGCCAGACCATTGCGGTAGGAGCGAGCATCATCACAGTAAGTGGTGACGTCTACGAGCGGCTTCTCTTCACCGATCGAGCCGAAGTCGAACGCCGCGCACAGGTCCGAGAACACTGGCGGGGAATCCTCGTTTCCGATCTGAACCTTCCAGTCATTACCAATCAACGTATTCATCGCTTTACTCCTATTCGCACCAGATTGAAACGGTATCCGAAACTCTGAACAAGCCGGGGTCCATGTCCGGCAACACTATGCTACTGATCAAAGACACATCCTTGACATTGAACGATCCCATCGCGCCGCGATAATCCAGCAACGCAGCGCGCACGACGTTGCTAAGATTGCGCGCGGCCAGTACAGTGCTGGCATAGCTATCTAAGGCAACGATAATCTCAGACAGCCCAATCGTTCCACAGAACGTCTTATTCCTGTTCTCCCCGGTGACAGCGTACACAAGACACGGGACCTGCGGACGACCGGCGATCTTCTGTGGTATGACGAGCGGAAAGATTCGCGAGTGTTCGCCAACTGTCAGCAACGCTGCCACAGCGGCATCCTCACGCAAGAAACTGGCAAGCGCCGCTTCGATCATCGCTTGGCTCCCTTTGTCTGCGCATTACGTTTCTTGGCGATCTGGTTAATCCTTCGACGCATCGCTTCGCCAACTTCTTTGATAGAACTGTCAGTGCTAGCTTCGAGCGCCGGCGCCAGCCACGGATGTCGCGGAATAGTTGACGTACCAAGCTCGAAGAAAGACAGCGCGTAGAACGCTTCTTTCTTGACGCCTAGAATCGCGCTAACAACTCCCTTTGCAGGAAACAGCTTTACCACCAACGCAACGCTACGCACCGCAAACCCGGCAGTCACCTCGCGGCCGAGGTACGTTCTATGGATCGGAGTCTTGCCGGGAGAAATGGCAGAAAGATTGGCTATCGCTTGCTTTCGCACGCGCATCATTGGCACTCGGACCGCAGCACGCAGCGTGCTTTTCCAGTCCGAGGACTTCATATCACCGAGTTCTTTTAGCGCCTGTTTAAGGACTTCTGCGCCTTCAACGTGCTCATTCGCCATGTCGCCACCCATCTGAAAATCTGCGCGCGCACATCAGGTTCAAGTACCGACGCCCACTGACTGGATCAGGAAGCACCGCCAGCACGTCGTACACTTCGATAGTCGGCGGTGAGTCATCTTCAATCGTGTGGAGAATCCGACAGTTGGAGACGATCCCTCGGCGGTAGCGAATCTTTATTCGCGTGGTGATTTCCGCATTGATCTGCATCGCGGCTTGATACTCTCTGCCACTGAGCGCCACTATGCCAGCGCGAACGCCAGTGTAGAGATTCTCATAGGCAGTATCCATCTGTCCAGCGGTGTCCTGTGTTTCGACAGGCAGTTGGATGTCGATGACCTCGCGAAACTCACCAGCCTGAGTCACGACTTCTTCTCCTTGCGTGGGCGCATCATCCTGTTGAACATAGCCCTTGCTTTCTTGCACAGAGCGCATGGCTTTGACGGCTTTGGTTTGCTCATCGGTAGTGCTCCTTGACCCAAGGATAAGCGACCTGCACTTCTCTGTGCCAAGGGTCATGCTTGCCATGGAACGCCACGATCTTCGTGTTCTCAAACAACCGTCCCTTGTTAGGCACGATATGATTTCTGAACGAGTGGATCCCTTCTTCCATGCCGAACGTGGTGATCGCTTCCTTACCCAGACAATGCGCAATCCATCCCTGATCCGATCCGCGACAGCCGGACATGTGCGCCTTTAGCGGCGATACTCTCGGGTTGAACGTGTCGAACACTTTCTGGCGAGTCCCAGTTCTTAGAAGCTGCACGCTACCGTTGACCCAATTGTACGCGCCGAGTTTCCCCGGACCAAGCGCCTGACCGCCCCACATAACGAAGTCCTCGGCCCGCGACACTATCGGCGACATGTCACCAGTAACGACGAGATCAAGATCAACGCTTAGTACGCGGTCTCCAAAGAGCTCTTTCGCGGCAGCGCTGAACAAGAACAGACGCACGTAACAGCTCGGGTTTCGAGCGTTGCTCGGGTTCGGCACGTTCATCCATGCGTACGACGGCAGAGACCGAATATCAACGACACGCACGCGCTCACTGATGCCGCTCGGGTCATCTGTCACGCATGTGAAGCGATGCGGCAGCGACAGGTGCCGATCTATCATGTTCATAGCGGTGTTGACCGTATTACCGTCGTAAGACGAGCGATACCCCGGCTTGTTCCACTTCCACCACAGGATGTCTATCACTTCACTCATAGCGCCACCTGATGATATGGGAAGCTGAGCGTCTTCGGACGCCAGCCGGGCTTACGAGTCTTGATGATTGCCTTCTTGGCGGCATCTTGCGGCTGCTTGCGAAGATAGTCGACGGTCGAGCTATCGCCTTGATACTCATGACGGATTAGCGGCTGGCGCAGCGTAAAGACTTTGGCGGTAGCGGCGCAGCGTCGACGCCAGTCACCGTCGGTGCCATAGTGCCCAGACAACGCCTCATCGTACCCGCCAACTTTCCAGAACATGTCCTTGGTCATGAACATGGAATTCGGGTGCGGATGAATGACCGCGCCAGTATGCTCTTCTCTGCTGAACCTATAGATGGCGTTCGGGTCGTAGACTCGGTTTGCGAGCACGTCGATGGTTCGTTCTGGCAGAACATGGTCCATGTCAGTGAACACGCACCAGCCACTAGGCGCGTGATGCGCTCCGATGTTTCGCGCGGCCAGCCAGTTCCAACGCACGTCCACCTCTATACGGTACAGCGACAGGTTGAACTCCAGCCCAGACAGCTCAGCAAGAACCGACAACGCTGGATTCTTCGGTGAGCCATCATCAACAACGATCACCCTGATCAACTTCTGGCAGTAGGACGGTAGCGAAGACCAGCCGTCAATCTGACGCCGAAGGAACTTCGGGTTCTCGTAATACGGATAAATGAGAGTCATGGGTCTGGGCAGACACGCTTCGCTGCTCTCAAACATCGGTGCGTCATCGAAACCTGGAGCGCCCATCAGACCCATGCCTCCCTGACCCACGGATACACCGATACTGCAAGGTGCGGCTTTGGCTTCTTGCACAGCAGCACGACCGCTTCGTTTGGTCGTTCGTTACCGCACTGTGACAAGCGTGGAAACCACGCCTTCGGCATGACCGTTGCATCCGTGCGCCGCTCCCCGATCCAGTCTTGGTCTCCCCACAGACGATGCGTAACTGCGAATCTGAACTCTGTGAACAAGTCATTCTGCTCGCCGCCGTTCCACGCCATCACGGATGAGTTGTATCGCTTGACCGTAACGCGCTTGCCCTTACCAAGAAAGTTCGGCGCGTCGTCTGGCGCCAGCAAGAACTTGTCCGTACTGTCAATGATTGGCATCAGTGAGCGCATCACTATCACGTCGAGATCGAGATACAAGCAGCGACGCTTCATCTGCAGCTGCTGAACCTCCGGCGAGAACAGGTACAGCTTTGACCACCAGCCAAACACGCTCGGCAGCGGCGTCGGTATTCTATGCGTCAGAATATTCAGGTTGTCGAATGCTTCCGGCTGGTCGGTTAGGCACAGGAAATCGAAGTCGCCGGCAATGTGCCGCGCCGCCATCGAACGCAATCTGTGGACGTAGAGCGGCGAGTAGGGCACATTACCTCTTACCAGCACGCATGACACAATAGGTTTCATGATAGTCTCGTGCCGAGGCCGTAAGTGCGCGGCCCGATATCGATGAACTCTACCTCGTAGTGTCGCCTCTGCAGATCACGAACACCAGCCATGACTTCGCTTATCTGGCAGTCGTCGAAAAGAACTACGTCACCCGGACGCTGCATGTCGTAGATAGCCTCGCCTTCCATCTTCACGACTGCGCGCGCATGCTTACCGTCCACAAACGCAAACGGAATTTGGACGCGCATGTTGCGCAGGCCGGTAAGAAGTTCCGCAGACCCAGCACCGGATGCGATGATCTTGATGCCTTCTGGCATGAAAGATTCCATTGTCTCATACAGCGTTTTCAACCCTGACAGTTCGACCACGGTATTACGGCGAACTCTTGCGTTCGGGTCGATCACGTCAACTGTGTGCACTGGTACATCAGCCCACTCCGAGCCACTGTCAGCGATGGCCTTTGCCATCACGCACGCGGAAAATCCTTTTGCGGTGCCGATGTCCAAGAATACTTCCGGGTTAGCGCCGTCATCTGGCGCACGATTGGCTAGTACCATGCGCAAGTAGGCGTAGATCACACGCCCATGCTGCCAGTTAGGCGGGTTGACCTTAACCGGACAGTTCAGTACGCGCGCTGCCTCGTCCAGCCACTCACGGCTCACAGAATAGCCGATGCGTCGCTCTATCTCGTCCACAACCGGATACTCAAACATGCGCGCGAAATCAAACAGTTCGCGATAGCGTGCTTCAGTGTAGAGGTCTCTGGTCATTTTCCGAGCCCCCATGGAACGTACACCTCGTCGCTATGCTGTGCCAGTCGCATCACGTAGTTATGGCGCGCGAAGAAGTCTCGTATCTGATCCCTACTGGAACCATAGTGCGCGCTGGCGCCATTGATCTCTACTGCGATCACCGGCCGATACGCGGCGATAGTTTCGGCAGCGCCGTGCAGGGCACGAAGCTCGTAACCTTCGATATCCAGATATATCAGATTGCACGCCCTAAGACCGAGATCATCAATCAACATCTGCGGCGTATTGCCGGGGCCAGCGACATGTGTCAGACCCTCATGCACCGCGCGCCCGGAATTATCACGGCGCGTGCAGCGCATCTGAACACCGTCCCTACGATCGCCAAGCGCAGCTTTATACATCGCGACATTCTTCTCAGGTACGTTGAGTCGCATCTGCTCAAATAGCAGATCATCAGGCTCAAAGGTGTGGACAGCCTCGAATTCCTCAGCTAGGCGCTTGGCAAAGATCCCGATGTTACCGCCAGCTTGCACAGCTACGTTACGACCACTGAACAATTGCAGCGCCGCATCAAGGTTTTCCAAATCCCTGAAGCACCACTTGATGCACGCTGCGCTACCGGCCATTCCTTTCCAGTCCCAGTCTGGGCGATACTTCTCGAAAGCCTTCATTTTCATCGACTCGCGATCAGCGCGAAGTCTGTTGCGTATAATCGTGCTGACAGCACGCGCAGCCTGCCCTCTCTGGAACCCTACCATGCGATATTCTCCACGGTGACTCTTGGCACCCATTTCTCTGGGATCATGGTTGAGCGCGTAGCGTTGATGAGCGTCACGCCACGACGTTTCAGATCGCGTATGAGTGGGTGCATTCGCTTTATCCAGAACGGGTAGCTGCGGCCATTGCGAAGTTGTCCCTTGTGCTTTCCATAGTGGTGTTCCTTGCCGCCGGTTTTCTGCATGTCATACCCCAACATGACTATTCGCGATGCGCCCCAATAGGCCGCCAGATGCACCGCTTGATAGCCGCTGTTTCCACCAGTGGTGATGGTGTTCGGTATGATTGAATATCCGTCGCCGTTACAGCGACCGATGCAGCTGATGCCAAACTCCTTTCTCGCCTGCTCGCTCATTGTCCACAGCTGCCCTTTGAATACGTCACGAAGACCTTCAGCAAGATACACGCGCCAGAAATCATAGTCAGCGGCGTAGCAGACATCCGCCCAAGGAGCAGTCTCGTACTCCCTATTGACGGCGATGACCCTAGACTTGCCGCGCACGAAATCGACATCCGCCTGCGTCAATGACGGACCTGATGCGATGCACGTCACTGTGGCACCGGCCCATACAGGATTCGTGTTATCGCCGATCTTAGGCAATTGACGGCATCCTTCTCGCGTGCAGCAGGCTCTTGACAGCCGGTGACAATGGATCCTTGTCTTTGTTCTGACCGTCAGCGTTGTCATACAGCGAGCCAATTACGAGCAGGCATGCAGCCTGTACGTTAGGCGGCACGAGCTGAGCGATCGGCGCGCCTTCCGCGTTCTGGTATTCACCTTCCGGCTTCTTGATGTATTCCAGAACGATGCTCGTGGCTTGCGCAATGATGTCAGTAATGCGCGTGTCATCAACCGTTCCAGGCGGCTTCAGGTGGCGCTTTGCGGCTTCAAGCGTTACGAGTCCCATGTTATCTACCTCCCAGCGATCGGCGAGAACGGAGGTGCGCCCTTGTCGCCGCGCTCGCCCTTCTCACCCTTGTCGCCCTTGTCGCCTTTCATACCCTGTTTACCCTCACGACCGCGCTTGACGACCAACTTCCACGAATCGTCGGTCTCCGGTTTAGACGAAGTCTCTCGCATCGCCATGAACACGGATCCGCCGTACGTGACCATCTTAGCGCGCGGATAGGTGTCACCAGCTTTGTAGTGGCCGACCCATTCCGGTATCGGCAACGCGATATCATGCGTAATGGTTTCGTCGCCAGCTTTGAATTCGTACCGCAGAGTTACTCCGTCTTCGAGCAGGACCGGGCGCAGCATCTTGACTTCAATACCGTCCTTACCGTCCCTACCGTCCTTGCCGTCCTTGCCGTCCTTGCCGTCCTTCGGTATCCTGGACATGACGTCGTGCAACAGACCCTGTGCCCGACGCTCGAAGTCAAGCGCCCACTCTGCGATCGCAGGCTTCATCAGCGCAGCGACATCGGCCGCGCTGGGAATCGGCAGCGCGGCTACCGCCTTGGCTATTACTTCTTCTGCGTCACGCAGCGTGAACGACGTTCCGTCCTTGCCATCGGCACCATTGACACCGTCCTTTCCATCGCGCCCATCGACGCCGTCCTTACCGTTGAGCCCAGCAGCTCCGTCTTTACCATCAGCGCCATCCTTGCCATCTGCCGGTGCCGGCAACTTAGACACAGCTTCGGCAACGGATTCATCGATCATAGCACGCACTGTCTTGATGTCAACGCTCTGGCCATCAACACCATCCTTACCAGCCGCGCCATCGACGCCGTCTCGGCCGTTCAACCCGGCGGCTCCGTCCTTACCATTGAGCCCATCAGCGCCGTCCTTGCCGTTGACGCCATCAACACCGTCCTTACCGTCCTTACCGTCTCGCCCGTCTCGCCCGTCAACGCCGTCTTTTCCATTGGTCGGTACTGGCACAAGTGCGGCAGCACTGGCGGCGATCTCAGCCATACTTGGCACGGTTGGTATGGCGGCGGCGAGCTCGTCGACTCTACGCGCTACCGTTGTAAGATGCTCAGATTGCTGCCGCAAGTGCGGCGCCATGATCTGATCGCACATGGCTCGAACTTCAGCAAGACGACGTCCTTCGTCGGAAGCCATACCTACGACAATCTGTCGTACGATAGCATCCATGGTAGGAGCGGCGGTCCTCTCAGCAGTAAGCGCTCGCAGCTCAGCGATCAGCTCGCTCTGCGCAGCGGCCCGCGCAGCGGCCTCATTTTCCACCTCGCGCAACTTCTCAGAAAGTTCGCGCATGAATTCAGCGTTCTTCTGCTCGACAATCTGGGTACACTCTCTTAGAAGTCTCTGCATCTCTTCAGAGTCGACTTCTATCTTGAGAGCTGCAGTGCCGGCATTGGCGGCACGTCTGTCCTCGATCTCAGCAAGCGTCTGAACACGCTTCTCAACGCTGGACAGTCGCTCATCGAACAATGCTTTGAGCCGCAGCACCGCTTTGGCGAGCTCGCCAGAAATGATGTCGATTGCTTGGCGCATGTTAACGCTCACGGGACCACCTCCATCATTCTGCTGCTAACCATTGCCTTGAGGCTTTCTTCAGATTCTTCATCAGGCTCTTCATCCTCATCCTCAGCCTCATCCTCATCCGCATCCTCATCCTCGGCCTCATTAGCGGGCTCTTCAGCTGACTCTGGTGCCTCGACCGGAGCCGGAGTGAAGTTCGCGAGAGGATCAATCATCGCGTCAACTTCTTCCTTGTCAAGCAGAGGGAACGCAGCCAGTAGCGCGGCCTTCGCAGCGTCTGGCGGTAGCTGTTTGCTCGCGACTGCCGCGATGATCTCCTGCATCGCCTTCACTTGCGCGCCGTTCATAGCCTGCGACTGGACATTCGTGTCGTCGCCCTTGGCCGCGTCACGCTGCGAACGCAGCGCCAGATCCTGCAGCGAGTAGTTCTGCTGCTGCATGTACGGGATTCCCCCGCCAGGAACAGGCGGTAGATCATCCTCACGCCGCGCTTCATCCGGCGCAAGAATACCATCCTTGACTTTCTGGCCCTGTACCGTCGAACGAGTCTGTGGATCCATGCGCATAAGCACCGACGTGTCAAACCAGCACTGCTCGATATCGGTATTGAGCTCAAGTCCTTCGTCGAGCCTCTGCTCCATCTTCTCCACCAGATACTGCAAGCACTGCTCGTAATACTGCTGGTTGAGCGCAGCGAGATTGTTGACCGTCGGCATCTGTCCTACGCCGATCTTGTAGCCCGGCACATGGTAGCATGCAGCGATCATTTCGCCGGTCATTTTCAGCTGTTCGATCAACTGCGAGTCCGTGGCGCTTGTTCCCAGCGATTCGAATTTCAGATCATCACCAAGCACTGCGACCTTGCCGGCGTTCTGCCCGGTGAAGTTGTCGTCGAAATAAGTCTTCAGACGATTGGCAGTGTCATCGCTAATGTGTCCCGGTGCAGTGAGGATACCGGCGGGCATTCCGCGATTGGTGAAGAACGCTGACGACGTATTGATGATCGCCGAGCCTTGCATCGCCTGTATGCCGCACGCGAATACTGGCGACACACCGACGAGATGATGGAACAAGCAGTACATCCGATCGTGAATGATCTCGCTAGCTGGCACCACTATCTGGCGCCCATCGCCGAGCCCGGCCAGCTTTTCGCTGTCGAGACGATAGTAGACGTCGCCGTCCTTGGTAATCAGTGGCATCACGCGGCACGGATCGAGAACGTGAAGCGCGACGATGAACCTCTTGTCGTCGCGAACCTTCAGCACGTAGGTATTGCCGTGGCGAAGCTGACTGATGATCCACGCGAAAATGAACTCGATGGTGGTCTGGTAGTGGTTCGGCTTACGCAGTACCGGTCGCTTCTTTGTCCGCTTCCAGATCTGCTGGGCCTCGTCATACTCCATCACATACGGCGGCATTTTTGAGATGTCGCCTGCGATCAGAGTCTTGCAAGAGAAGTCCGCCCAATAGGCGTCGACTACCGCGTAGTTGACTTCAACATCCTGCTGCCACGCCCCGGTGTAGGTCTCGAGAATTCTGCGCCAGCCGCTCCCCCTACCGTCGACTGGATATGCTTCAAGCAACTTCTTGGCGAGCGGCAGCACCACGCGCCGCTGGAACGCTCGGCTGATGAAGTTCTTGCGTTTCACGATTCAGCTGCCATATCCGAGCGCTGGTAGCCCGGCTTCTGCTGCGCCCTTCTCTCAGCACGGCGCTGCTGTCTGTTCGATCGTGGCGCTGCCCGCCCAGAGCCTTCTGGTTCCGGTGTCATCACTGCGGTCTTGTACTCTTTGGCCTTCCGTTCCTTGGGAAGCTCTTTGGCCTTGCCAGTCAACGAGAGAACCGCAGCGTGCTTGTTAGACGCCATGATTCGCTCGTTCTTGTTTCGCATCTTGCCGCCATATGGAAACGGCTTCAGCACTTTGAGTTCTTTCATAGCGCACCTGCTCTTTGCTGCGAAAGTAGCCGGGCACCATTACAGTGCCCGGCTTTCCATCTGCGACTTATCAGGTCGCCGAACCGCCGTAGGTCGCGTTGCCGATGAACTGCACCGCGCTTGACCGACGCTTCGCGAACGAGATCGGACGCACCACCTTGAAGGCGGTCATCTCGTTCTGGAACATCGAGAGCAGGTTCGCGGACGCAGCCGTCGGCGTGTGGCCGTCACCGGTCGGCGCCGAGTCCATCTCGATGGTGGCCTCCTTCGAGACCGACACCTCGAACCCGCGGTCGCCGATGCGATAGATGTCGCTCGGCTTCAGCAGGATCAGGTCGTCGGTGGCCACGTTCTCGCCGGTCACGACCGGGTCGCCTTCCAGCATGCCGCCGTTCGCGGTCAGCTCCGGGAACTCCTTCTGGCTCAGGGCATTGCGCATCAGCGAGATGCTCTTGGCCAGACCCGGGTGCATCACGTAAGTCAGCCCCGTGGCGTTCTTGGCCGTGATGAACGGCGCGTACAGCAGGCCGATGTCGTTGAACAGGGACTGAGCGTCCTCGCCGGTCGCTGCGATGGCGCTGACGCCATTCAGGATACCGGCCGGGGACACATTGGACACTGCCGCGTTGGCCGAGATGAACGTGGTATCGACACGCTGCGCGCTCGCGTTCACGAGACCGTCACGCACCAGCGCCTCCGCTGAGGGATCAGAACGCAGGATCAGCTCGTTCGAGATGGCCGCGATCGCGCCGACCTTCAGCGCGCGGAGCTCGACATCCAGGAAGTCCATCGACGACACCGGGATGGCCTTCTTCTCACCGACCCAGTATCCCGTCGCCGCGCCATCCTGGCCCTTGATCAGCACGTTGTCCGGGACTTCGCGCAGCGCCAGACGGTCGTACACCGTCCGCGAGTACAGGAACTCGATGAAGTCACCGCGGTAGCGCGAGTCCACAGCCGCGAGCTCCGCGCCCCACTGGCCGCTCTCCGACCCGCCCGACGGCACGCCGGCGCGCAGGATCATGATGACGCCGGCGGCTTCCTTCGCGCCCCAGCGATGCTCGGCGTACTGTGCCGGCGTGAACGCGTGGTTCTTGATGTGCGCCGCAGCCTGTGCGATGCAGAGCCGCGTGAAGTTCTGGCCCTTGAACTTCTCGTCCTTGTTCTTCGGATCGGCGATGATGATCGTCGGTCCGCGGTTCGTCTCCTTGCTCTTCTTCTGGCTCGTCACGCGACGAGTGACCACCTCGTCCTCGTCGACTTCCTCGGCCTCTTCCACCAGGATGGATTCGGCACGCTTCAGGCGCACGAGATCGGCGTCGATCGTCTTGATCTCGGTGTCGGTGGCATCGAACTCTTCGGCCTCGTCGGCTTCCAGGGAGCGGGTCTCCTCGGCAGCCTTCGCCAGGATCGCCTGCAGACGGGCGGCCTTCGCAGCGCGAGCAGCCTGCAGAGCCTTGATCTGTTCACTCAGCTTCATCTTTCTTCTCCAGTTGTACTCAGTTGACCTTGAGAGACACAGCGCGTTTACGCTGCCCCGACTTGGACTTGTCGACACCCGTGACGCCGGGCTTGAAGTACTCGTCGAGTCGTACTGCGCCGTTGCCTCCGCTCTTGCCTGACGCGGCTCGCATGAGGTTTCGGTCGTACTCGCGCAAGACCCTCAGCTGCTCCGCGTTCAGAGCATTGAGAGACTTGATTGCCGTGATGCCCGCGCCAGCATTGGCAGGGATAGTCACGAACGACAGCTCCAACCATTCCCACTCCAGGAAGTGGAGGCCGTACTTGTCGCTTTCCGGGACCGGCTCGTACTTGATCGGATTGAACCCGATCGAGAGGTGCCGCACAAGACCGAGCTTGAGGCTCTGCCATGCGTCATCGAGTCGGTCCTTCAGATTGCCAGCAACCTCGGTCTTTGCGAGGTTGCCCTTCACCTTGATGTGCTTCTTCGTGGGCGTCGCCGAAGTGACGTGGCCCACAGGTGCCGAGGCATTGTGCTGCCACAGCAATGGAAGCGGGAGCTCGAACACAGCACCGCTCGACTCCACGATATCGCCGTAGCGATCCGTAGAAATCGTGGTAGCGATTCCCTCGAACTCACGCTTGTTGTCATCGAACTCTTTGAGTTCGACGACACCATACGCTCTCTTCAACACGCTCACATGTACTCCTTAACGGCTATGCTGCCGCGATCAAATTCTCTTGCACCGAAACAAACCCGAACAGAACAGTAGATCGCTTACCTGTACTGGAAACAACCTGCATCTCGTAGTAATACTTTCCGCATAGAGGTTCGAGATCATCGCTGTTGATCGTAACCTCCGCCTTCCCATTCGTCGGATCAGTGACCAGAACACCGTCGTCGAGGTTCTTGGTAACGATGGCATCGCCGAAGATCCTTCCACAGTTAGGATCCGTTCTGCAGGTGCAGCGACCGTACCTTGACGACGCTGGTGGCGGGCACGCCTTCGGCGCCATCGCCCAAACCAGCCCGGTGATGTCTGAAAGATCGTACGCTAGACCAGTATCAGCGTCGATGATCGTCGCTCTCAGAACGAAGTCATTACCGCTGAACAGCTTGATGTCTTGCTGGCGCGCCATTAGCTTCGCACTCCAAGTAGGGAAATATTCGTAGCCACAGTTCCAAGCAGCGCTCTATTAGAATTGACGACGCCGATGATGTGAATGATAGTGGCTTCAGTTTCGGTTTCAATCATCATCGCGCCAGTCGCGGCCCACGTAATGTACGCGTTACCGCTGGCCTCACCAGGAATCTTCTCGGTCAGATTACCAGTGGGCGTCATAAGAAGCGAAGCACTGCCGATCAGCGCGCCGCGCCCGCGCAGTAGCGACACAGACGTAATGGCGAAAGACGCAGACCCGGATATCGGCGTCCTACCGTTGATGCTACCGATACCAGTCACTGCGAGCGCTGCTGTGCCAAGCAGACGTCCGCGACCAGACATCGTTCCGCTACCAGCTATTGTGATCGACGCTGCGCCGATCATATAGTCTTCGCTTGTGTAGGTGAGCGTACCGATACCAGTGATGGTGAGCGAAGCACTACCAAGCAACCGCCCGCGACCGCCCAATGCTGCGGTTCCGGTGATGGTCAATCCTGCGGACCCAGACAGCGGTCCTCTACCATTGAGCGTACCGACTGGTGCCACGGTGATGGCAGCCAACCCGGTCAAGGCGCCGCGACCAGAAAGAGCGCCAGACGGCGTGATGGTAATCGTGCTCAACCCGAGTAGCGCGCCGTCGCCGACAAGCGTACCAGACGGAGTCAGTAGCAGCGATGCAGAACCGGCCATGCTTCCAGCGTCAGCGTTGCTGAGATCACCTTCTGGTGACAGCGCTAGATCTGCGTCTCCTATAAGAGCGCCGTCACCAATAAGCGCCCCCGATGGCGTGATCGTAACCGAAGCGGCGCCTGCCAAGGCCCCGCGACCAGCCAGCGTCGCTGAGGCAACGATGGTGATATTCGCAGTGCCAGTAACAGCGCCACCGCCAGCAAGCGCGCCAGTTGGCGTCAACGTGATAGACGCCAGCCCTGTCAGTGCGCCGCGACCAGAGAGCGAACCAACTGGCGTGACAGTAATAGAAGCATTGCCGATGAGCGCGCCGTCGCCAGTTAGACTGCCAGTTGGCGTGACGGTCAATGAAGCGCTACCGATCAACGCGCCTCTAGCTGACAACGCAGAAGTTCCAGCGATATTGAGCGTAGCAGCGCCCGCCATCGGCGCGCGTCCGTTGATTGTGCCAACACCGGCAATCGCTAACGCAGCCGTTCCGGTAAGAGCGCCATCCCCAGACAGAGTGCTCGTTGGAGACATCGAAAAAGAAGCGCTACCGTTCATCTCACCGCTTGGCCCGCCGCCCTGAAACGCCCAGTGCCCTACGTAGATCGGCGGGCTTCCTGGTTGTGGCTGGCCGATAATGTCCAGACCGCCGGTGTATGCACTGGTGTCCTGGCCGAACAGCATGCTATTGCCGGACTTCAACCGGAAATCATCACTCGCCTCGTACTCGTCAGCGAAGACCTTGCTGTACTCGTTGTTATCCCCCGTGAACCCGCTCGCAAGGTTGGTCGCGCAGTTGTCAGCATTGACGTTGGCGCCAGAGGAAACAGCCGAGTAGCCGAATATCGCTACGTTGATCAGTTCGACGCCGTTGTCACCATCGGAGACAACCGCCGCCTCAGAGCACCCACTAGGCGCAAGGAACGCGCAGTTGACAAACCTAGGAGGAGAGGACTGGCAATTGAAACCAATAGTTTCAGCCGCATGCGTGTAATAGAACAGACAATTCTGGATGACGCCGCCACGCGCAAACCCAATGCCTGACCCAAACCCGTCGTTATAGGACTTCTCGAAGATGCAGTTCCGCACAATCGAGGTGTCGATGTTGTACGACTCAAAGACCAGCACACTCGTTGCCAGTCCTTCGGAGCACTTGAACTGCATGCGCTCGATGGTGACGTATGGGAGATTCCCTTGCAGGTTCGCCCCGTATCCGAACACCGCATAAGGGATGTCGAATCCCACCCCCTTCGTCTGGTCGTAGCGCTGTGGATTGCTGGCCGCGCCAGCATGGTCCATGAATGATTCACCATCGGCAGCTCGGACTGTTAGGAAGTCCGTCGAGCTCGTGGTGAATCCATCAATTACAAACCCGGCTGTGTACTCCGAATCGTTGTACACATCCACGATGTATCCGCCGGTGGGCGTAGACGGGATATCGTCAATCGCAGCCTGCGGCGTGGAGTAGTCTCGTCCGCCCCCAGTCCCCACCGTGTATGTCGTGGCCACGCCCCTACCCCTTCGACTTGGCCCGCGTGGCCGGGTCGAGGCGCGGATCAGTGATTCCGGGCTTGAGCACCACCACAGCGTCGAGAGCGGCCTTTTGCAGGGCCACCGGCTCCTTGGCACTCTCGACCTGCGAGCGAATGGAAATGTGGTCTACGTCCACCTTGAAGGCGCGGCTCATGCCCACTCGGCGGTCTGCACCCACCTCCTGGTACATAAGATGCTGGACCTCGCGACGATTCGTACCAGGCAGCTTGATGACGCGCCAGCTCGGGTTGGCCAGTTCCCGCTTGCTCCACTGGTGGCCATCTTCACAGATCACCACGACATCGCCGCGCTTCAAGCACCGTGCATCCTTGTCCGGGTCTTTCGCGTTGACCTTATCGACGACGCGGACGAGTAGCTCACACATGGCTCAGTGCTCCGTTACCGGTGTCGCGAGTTCATTGATACGCTGCCAGCCGGCTTTCTCATTCGCATGGTTGCGAGCGAGCTTGCCGTAGACTCGCAGCTGCTGCGCGATTTCGAATGCCGCGTTGTAGGGCATGGTCATTCCCTGCCTTCCGATGTTGATGGTCACCATCGCTCCGGCATGGCGAACAAACAGTTTCTTCAGCTTCAGCTGTTCGGGCAGCTTGCGCCACCGCGCCTGCCTCCACTTCTGCGCGGCAGCATCGCTGAGTATGCCGATCGACGAGTGAAGACGCGAACGATCGCCGGAGCTCGCCTTCGCATAGCGAGCTTCGCGACGGATCATCGCGGACAAGCCAATAGCATCCTGGAACTCCAGGGTGCAAGAGAAGCTCGCGATCGCAACGACCACGAGCTCTCCCTTGGCTGCGATTACGTATCCCTGTTTCTGCAGCAGCGACATGGGCGTCAATCCATCGACGTGTCGAGAGCGCCGGCGGCGAACTGCGGCGTGATGCCGTTCGAAACGACCAGCGACGCAGTGCCGTTGATGTCTCGACTGCCGGTGCTCGACGCCGCGAATCCCAGGCCGAAGTGCGTGATCGTCGCGCCGGTCGCGCCGCACGTCGCGAACTCGATGATGTTGTCGTTGTCGGCAACGCCGGATGCTACACTCCACTCCGACGCCGATCGGGCCTTGCCGACGCGAGCGTAGTTGGTGTAGTCCGTTTCCTGGTCCGTCTGGTCGCCGTCTTCGCCCGGATCCGCTTCGTGCAGCGAAACGTAGATGCTGCCGGCCGTGGCCGCTGGCTGCAGACCGGAGGCGTCGCCGATGTTGGCCGCCGCCGCGTTCATGAAGTACAGCGACAGGATCTTGTTTTCGAAGGTATCTGTTGCGCTCATGGGTTACGCTCCCGCCTTGGTCGGCTCGACGTACAGTTCCGCCTCGCCGTTGGCGATCAGCTTCTCGCCAGTCGGGTCGCCGACTTCGAGGATGGTGCCTTCGAACCAGCCGATGACCTTCTTCTTGGACATGCGGATCGTGGTCTTCAGCTTCCCATTCTCCATCTTGTTCTTCAGCAACTTCACTTTCATCGGTTTCTCCAGTTCACCTGTTTCTCTCCAGTTAGGCCGCAGCCGGTTTCGACTTCTTTCCACCAAGAACAATCAACTGGTACTTCTTGGACTTCGAAGCTGGGTTCGCTGCGATCAAATGCACCGCATTGAACGTCGCCATCAGCGGGTCAATCTTGCCCACTCCCGATGCAGCCTTGGTAATCAGCGTGGCGTTTCCACGTGGCTCAGTCTTGGCGTTGCCCACTGCGAACGCCATGATCGGCTGCCCGCCATGCACGAGCCTGCCAGTAGCAAGCTCGCGCTCTACTGTCTTGATCGCACCGCCCAATCTCCATCCCTGCGAGATACCTACGATACGGTCCTCACCAATACCATCGGCGAGCAGCGCGTCAACGATGCTACCGACTCCGTATGGGTCAAGCCCGATCTTCTCAAGCAGCCCAGCTTTCTCGCACTTGGCGATACACTCGACCAGTTGATCGACGTCCTCACCCATCTGATCGACGACCACCAGATCGCCAGCCTTTACAAAGTCCTCAAGTCGTTGCGTCTCGGACTTCCGCGCTTCGGCGGCGACCTTGGCTAGCCATGAACGAGTCCAAACGAGCCACTTGCCGGTTCCACTTTCACGTCCGACGATCGACAGGCTGAGAAAGTCATCGAGACCGCCACCGTCTACGCCCGCACAGACGACCTCGCAAACAGCGAGCAGCGATTCAAGCGACGCTGCCTTCTCGTACTTGGCGGCTTCCCATAGCGATGCTCCGGTCCATGAATCGGAACGCAGCGCGACGCCGATCTCTACATTAAGATGCTGAGACGCCCACGACTTCATCTCCGCATCGCCCTTGCCCGAAGCTTCCTCGTACAGCTCCGTGAGAGCGCCGATCTCAATGGACTTCCCAAGATTGGGTGTCACACGATCCCAGATTGCCGGGTTCCGCCAGTTGAGCTCGTCCTCTGGCTTGGCCTTCTGGACCTTCTCCGGGAACTCGTACAGGATCGGCAGCACCTTGGCTTTCGGGCGGAGGCCGTCGCGGACAGCGCGAGCATTGTTGAGCTCCGCCTTGAACACGCCGACTGGAGCTTCCTCGGATTGCGTGGTGATGAAGATGAGGATAGCCTCCGGAAAGGGCAGCATACCGCCGCGTATCTGCCGCAGGGCGGAAGCCGCCTTCGCCAGCTTCATCATCACGTGGAGCTCGTCGATGAGCGCGGCAAACACCAATTGTCCGGTGAGCGCCGACGGGTCGAACGTCATCACCAGCAGTTCGGCCTCGTTCCACCGATCGATGATGATCTTCTGCTGCTCCTTGACGATGAACCTTGCGCGCAGCACCTCGTCCAATTGGATCGCGCCTGCGATCGCATCGAATGCGATGCCAGCGACTTTGCGTTCTGGCGCGGCGAGGATCGCCTGACCTCGCGGTCGCTCGTTGAACATGAGAACGAGCAGCATGAGCAGAGCGCCGTATGTAGTCTTGGCGTTCTTCTTCGGCACCAGAATGAACAGCTCCTTGATGAGCCGAATCTTGCGGACCTCGTCGTAGCAGCCGAACACGACGCGCACTATGTCGCGGAACCAGCGCTCCCCAGCTTCGTCGAGCGCAGGGGTTCCGATTACGTCGGCGAGCTTGAGCTTGGCGAAGGCGCGAATGGCGCGGTCAGCGAGGTGCTTGTTGAGCGGGTACTTCTTGGTGACCAGCAGAGGCCGCATGTTCATGATGCGGTCCTCCCAGTCCTTGCACGAGAAGTCCCATCCCTCGTCGGGCAGCGCGACAGGGACGTAGTCCTTCGGCGGCTTCATGATCGTTTCCCACGACGTCCCCTCGTGCGCAGACATCCCAGCTTCTTGAGCGAGCTGCTTCTTGCCGATGTACGTGACTTGACGCGTGATCAGTCGCGTGACTCGCTCCACCTTAGCCATCGTGGATCCCTCCACGTTGACGCAGAATGGAATCAGGACCCTTTAAATTTTCCCTCCGTGGG